AATTACAGTAGAATTCCTCTTACTTACGTTAACGAACATACTTGGCATCATGTTTCCATTACTAGATATGGTAGTGATCTTATTATATCGAACTATAATTCATCTACAGGAACGACAACACAACGTACCGAAGCTATTAGCGGTACTGTGAGAGAGGTTAATTCTCCTGTTCATATAGGTAGCTCGGCAGGTTCATTTGATAGGTTCCAAGGCAAACTTGCAGATATTCGAATTTCTCACGCAGCAGAATATCATACAAACGGTGTATATTCTTATACTCCGCCTACTGCGGGACTTTCAGTCACACCAGACACAGTTGCTCTGATTAGAAGTAAGGCCGAAGGAGAAACGGGCACTTCTTCCGCAGGAATTGGTTTTGTTGATTATTCAGGGAATACGGATATGACTCTGCAATATGACCCTACAATTGATACAAGTGATACCATTCCACCACAAAGTTAAATGCTATGAAAAAGTTTACTGAAATAAGAGAAGCAAGGCGGTCTGCACAAGACCGTCTTTCCGCACGTGCGGCGAAACATGGTCTTGGTTCTAAGAAAAGACTAGACAAGATTAAGAAGGCTTCTGACTTTTTTAGTAAACCACCACCATCCTTCTCCAAGGCAGAATTGAAGAAGATGGGGTATGCAGTTGAAGCATCGTCGCCTGCACAACAAGCCGCGATCGCTATCGCCAAGAAGGCGAACAAGGTAGTCAACGCAGAAGAATCATCAAAGGTTCCTTCTGGTATGAAGTTCATTGCTTCGTATGTTTACAAGGATGCGAATGGTAAAGATCATACTCACCGTCATCTACGCAAAGGCACCAAGATGACTGACCCTGTTGTTGTTTACATCGACGACAAAGAGTGGAAGACCTTTCAATCATTTACCAAGGCAAAACAAGCTGCCATTGCTCATATCAAAGGAATAAGAGAAATGGTAGAGAAGACACTTACTCCTGCAGAGAAAAAGAAAAGAGAAGAGATTGCAAAGGCAATAGAACGGGACAATCCAGATATGCCAATGGCAAAAAAGATGGCCATTGCAACATCAACCGCAAAAAGAGTGACCGAAGGTAAAAACGATTACCCTATCTACCATAAGACATATTCCGGTGCAATGCAAGCGGCATATGCGTTCGCAAAGAAGAAGGGGTTCGAGGTAGATAAGACCGATATCGATGACAAGGTCGCAACTGGACCTAAGAAACCGTCTAGTGGTAAGACTAATAGTTTTACCTTGAAGTTAGTCGGTCAAAAGAACAAGAGATTGGCGGTACAGGTAACTAATTTGGATAACCGTCGATACGAATTAAACTGTTACATAACATAGGACATGGTATGAGCAAATCGAAGAAACCGCGTAACAAGAAAATGTCTGCTGCCAAGAAACAAAGACTGCAACAGACAAGTGATAATAATTACGGTGGACTGAACTTTAACCCACATAACAATAAAGTAAAGACAGTTAATCCCGTATCTGGTACGAAAGTATTTCGAGGAGCTTCAAGAGGTAGTTAAAATGAAAGATTTTTTTGAATTGAGAGAAGGTAAGGCGACCAAGACTGAAGACAAGGGTCAGTTCATCTACGCCGCGAAACAGGCAAAGGCGAAGGGTGACAAGACTTTTGTATTCGCGGGTAAAACTTACAACTGTGAAGAAGTTCTGGGAGAACTGTCTGCAAAATTGTTAAACAAGGCTGCCAAGAAAGCAGACGACGAAAGTGATAAGGCGCATCACGCAAAGAATCGCAGCCGCGCAGGTAAGAAGTATGATCAAGCAACCAAGTTTCACAAAGGTGCAAAGGATGCGCGTCGTCGAGCAATCCGTCGTGGAGAAAGAGTAGTCGAAAATCTTTCTGAGGCAGTAGTCTCTCGTTCCGATTTTGATAAAATTAAAAAAGGTGACGTTATTGACGTGGTCTTTGATTCGTCAATGAAGAAAGGTCACAAGGCAAAGTTGAAAGTCAAAAGTAAAACTCGTAGCGCAAAATACAATGTTGACAAGGTTAACATGGTAGATGCAAACGATCCTCGCAATAAAACCCAATTTACATTCTTTAGCCGTCAAGGTAAAGACGCAACTCTAGGATGGGGTGGCATGGGCGTAGCACTAAAATCGTATACGATTGGTAAGTAATAATGAAAAAGTTTAAACAGTATATCGAAGAAGGTTGTTGTGAGGCATGTGCGTCTCTCGATGAAGAATTAGAGCTAACAGAAGCAGAGTATCAGGGTAAGAAAGTAACCCTAAATAAACCTGTACGTGGTGGTTCTAAGAAGTTCTACGTATATACTAAAAACGAGAAAGGTAATGTCGTGAAGGTCTCATTTGGAGATCCTAACATGGAGATTAAAAAAGACAACCCTGCTCGTAGGAAGAGTTTCAGGGCGAGGCACAATTGTGCAGACCCTGGCCCGAAGTGGAAGGCACGCTATTGGTCGTGTCGCGCATGGTAATTGATAAGTTATAAATAAACACAAACCTTAACCATAAGTCAACTAATTATATCAATTTAAATTATAATTATCATATGGCTTATATCATCAATACTAATGGGCTGATCGAACATGGCAGATAACAACAAAATCTTACAAGAGCATGTGCAACGTGAAGAGCAACGCCTCGCAAGAATCGAGGACAAAATAGACAAGCTTTCCGATGCAATGATTGATCTTGCAAGAGCAGAAGAAAAGCTTATAAACATTGAAAAGGCAAACGCGCAACACTTTGAACGAATGAATCGATTTTCATCTAGAATGGATGATATCGAAGATACTGTTCAAGAACAAGGAAAGACTGTAAAGGTAATGCAATATATTATTACATTATCTGCTACCGTCTTTGCTGGTGTATTCATCAAAATGTTTTTTGATGCGTAATTAATTAACGGAGACTATGATGTCAGATATCAATAAAATTATGGAGGCATATTTGGGAATGGTCTCCGCGCCTCAGGTAGAGGATACTCTAGAGGAAAAGAAAATAGGTAACATGGGGCCATATGGTATGGCGACCATTACTAAGGCACTTGCTGCAAACGGAATCAAAGGCGCTAAGGCAATCGGCGTAAAAGATTTTCTAAGAAAGAGCGGTACTGTCAATGAAGAAGTCGAAGAAGAACTAGACGAAGCATGTGGCAAAAAGCACTATAAAGAAGGTCGAGTAGAGTGCACTAAGTGTGAAGGTAAAGGCTGTGATCACTGTGATAACAAAGGTTACCACGAAGTATCAGAGAAAAAACTTGATCCAGTAGACGATGCAGAGAACGACAAGAAGTTCAAGGATCGTAAGGACAAGGACATCGACAACGATGGCGATGTAGATTCTTCTGACGAATATCTACACAAGCGTCGTAAAGCAACTGACGATGCGATCGATGGTGGTAAGAAACCTGCAAAAGAATCTGCACAAGTAGATGAGGTTTCTGCAGAGCTTGCAAAGGCTGCATTCAAGGCACGTGCAAAGCGTATCGATGATCTAGAGAAAGAGAAAGAGAAAGAGACCAACAAACACGGTCGCGCTCAGATCGATAAAGAGATCGATAGTCAAGACAAGAAGTTGGCACGTTCTCACGCCAAGTCTGGTTCAGACAAACCACTTAACAAGTCATACAACGATGCTGTTAAGGACAAGGATACTCGCTCAGATTCTCAAAAGTATGCTGATTATAAGAAAGATGGTGGTAAGTTATCTATGGATGATTGGAAGAAGCGTCAACACGAAGCGCTTGAATTAGACTTGTCTCAGTCGTTTGCTGAAATGTGGAAACAAATGCAAGAAGCAATTGACCCTAAGAAGGGTGCAACTGCTTCAGAGAAACATGATGATCACTCATCTGATCACGACAAGAAAGTTATTGCACAACACAAGAAGTCTGATAAGAAAGTCGAAGACCAAGAAGAAAAGAGTCACGACACAGTCTTCAAGGCAGCGGGTAAGGATATGAAGCAAGCTCCTGCTCGTAGTGGTGCAGACAATTTGTCAAACGGCGATAAGACTATCGTAAACCCTGTAAAGAAGTAAAAGGATAATATTATGAAAGCTCCTGCATGGTGTAAAAACGCAGTCCCAACTGTGCGCGGATGGGAAGATCCGGTAACTGGTGAAGTATACAAGAAGCAAAAGTTCACTGCCGACCAACTTGCTGAGTGGCACGGTACAGATGAACCGGAACCTGCTCCGGAACCAGAAGAAGTAGTTGAAGAAGATTCAGAGACTGAAGAATAATTAAATATTATATTCTGACGAGCGGACCACTGTCTGCTCTTAAACGTCACTTTCAATTTTTAAAATCAACTGAGACCGTAGTCGTCATCAATTCTCTTAATAAAGAGTATGTTGATGAGGCCGCGGTTTTTTGTGCGTCTAGAGAAATTGAATACCATATTACTAAATCGGATGGTACGCCTGCAACGGGTAAGAACTCCGTACTTAAACTTTTTCTAGAGAGCGACAATGAGTATATGGTACACGTTGATGGTGATGATATGATCACACCATATGGCCGTAATCTCTATCGCGCAGCTGCGCATACAAACCCACCAGATGTCATCTGTTTACAAAACGAGTTGGAGATACAGAACTATCGTCCTGAGCTTCTGAGTGTCTTTCGTGATCAGATCGATTCAAATACAGTAGAACAAAATCTATTGTTTATTCCTAGATCATATATGCCTAGACATCCATATGTCCTAATCAAAGGGTCTGTGGGTAACAGGGCAACCATTCAAAGACATCGATCAGATCTGGATGACTCTATCATAGAGTCGTGGTTATCTGACCGCAAATACCTCGTTGACTTCTACTCAAAATACAGTGACGGACGAAACTCACTGAATCGAATCGTCTTTTTGTCTCGCAAGGCTGCGGAGATGATGTGGTACGATCCAGTATTAACTATCGGTGAAGATCTGGTACAACTGTACAAACTAAAGAAATTAGCGTATAATGGCGCTATAGACATGCGTATACGTAATGAGAATCCAAGGTATACGTACCTTCACCTTACCGAAACGTCTAGCATCACGCGTGGAGAGGCATTTGATTGGAGTTGGCAGTCAAGTCTTATTGAAGAACTAAATAAACTCGACATGTATCCCGAAGGGTTTCATCTACCGGAGTTTGTAGATCCACATTATGAAGTTAAACAAAAATAATCTGATTGTGTATGCAGCCAAGCATTACTACAACCCTAAGCATATTGATGGCGAAGAATTCTTCGATGATCTGAAGAGGTTCAAGTATGTTAAACGTCTGATCAACAGATACCATGAGAAAGGTGAACTCGCAGAACGTCTAATTCTGAATCATCTGATTGTGATCTTCAATGTGTTCGGGCCCGAGGCAGGAGTCGAGATGTTGGCACTCAAGATACCGCTTGAACAATGGCCTACACTCAAACCATTCCTTGTATTTCTACGTGCGATAAAGAACGACGATATTACAGGTATCAAAATGGATAAATACGTAGTAAGTAAATTGAGAGAACTACGATGGGAATCCTAAAGTCAGCTGCGGACATCGTCTATACAATTCGTTTCCTAAAACTACTCGTGACCAAGTTCGAGGACACCAACGCATTCAAAGCAGGCATCATCGACGCAGACGGTAAAAAGAGAAAAGATTTCTCTATGGACACAATGGACAATCGTGATGCGTACCGTACACACTACACTGCGTTTCATCGTCTGGTGTTTAATTTAAAACGTATCATGGCGAAAGCGCCTGGCGGTTCGTCTATTGTTGCACGTTATGGTGCAGCCCTTGCATTGATTAAAGAACATGGTCAATTGAACGATACCAATTTACAGAAGATACATGATGAGACAGGAATAGACATCATGGACGTTCTCATGGAAAACTCTCAGTGGTATGTGCTTGATAGTGGTAATCTAGGTGAAGGTGTTTATCGTATGGAGAACGATTCTTTATCTGATACCGGAGAGGATGTAATCCGTATGGGTGATAAAATTCGTGTCGAAGAAAACAACCTGTGCCATGACATTTTAGGTATCCCCGTGTATGAGGGTACGCACATGCGAACAGGTCTGCGCGTTCTCTTCTCGGCCAATGAGGTGAGAAAATGAAAACGTATGAAGAGTTTATGAAACAATTCGAAGAAGAGATCACCAACAATACCAGTCAAGTGCCTGGCGCAGGCAGTGACTCTTCTACTGTGATCGTACGCAAGAAGTACGACCGTAAGAATAAACGTAAAGATGCTGTCGAAATTTTAAGACGCATCATGTCTAAAAAATCTTAAAAATCCCCTTTACAAAATCCTTATTATACTATATAATTCTACGTTCAATTTAAGGATTTGCCATGAAGGTCAACGACTACGTCGATTTCAAAATCGTCATACTCGAAACTCAAGATGATGACACTTCTCTTATCGTAAACTCTTACGATGAGTCAGAGCTGATATACGTATCTTTAGTTGGGTATTGTGGTGATGACCTGTCCCATGATAGATTCTTGGTAACTAGTCCAAAAGATTCATTCCACAACCATATGCTGTGGGAGGGACTTTTTGACTCTGAAGAACAGGATGAGTACATTGAACAATGTTGTAGAAAGTTCTGGGAAACTGGTAAGCAGATGATCATTGAAAATTATGATTATCAGGAAGACGAGCCATTCTATGATTATTCTAAGTAAGTTGTATGTCTGCGGTGTTGAATAATTTGAAGAGCAACACAAAGGCACATAGTGTCGTGTGTAGTCTTGACAAAGCACTCTTTAAAGAGTATACTGTCCGATATTGTTCTCTCAGAAATGATACAGTATACCTTATAGTGGTATCAGAAACTATAGACACCACAATGGGTAGTAAATGGTCCCGTGCCAAAGCACTATGTCGTGAACACGGAATCTATCTCGATGTCTCTATTGTAAAAGAAGAACAGTATATAAAATGGGTGCACCATTCAGTAAAGAGGAATCCGGATTCTTCTGAAGAGTGGTTGCAACGATGGTATAAAGTACATGAAAAAACTCCGAAAGGTGGACTCTGGGCAAAAGCCGCAGATAATATATACTACCTGAAAGAGATAAAAAACTACAACGCTATCGCACCTAAGATACTTGAAAGTGGTTATTTTTCCTTAAACGGAAAGTGAAACACATAACTAGGTAACACGAAAGAATGAAAGTAGAAGTGAATTATGACCGCGATGGTCTATTGACCGACTATGCAGTCGGAATGTTAAAAGATTTTTATATGATTGAGGGTGAAGAATCTCCCCAAGAAGCATACGCAAGAGCAGCTGAAGCTTGGTCAACATACCAAGGAGAGATGGACCCTTACTTAGCACAACGACTTTATGAATATGTCAGCAAGAAGTGGTTCATGTTTGCTTCACCCGTATTGTCTAATGCACCTAAAGAAGGTACGAAGACACGCGGTCTTCCAATCTCATGTTTTCTAACGTACGTACCAGATACACTGGATGGTCTTATAGAACACTCCAGTGAGTTGCGCTGGTTGTCAGTTATGGGTGGAGGAGTTGGTGGTCACTGGCGTGACGTGCGTACTGTGTCAGACATCGCGCCTGGCCCGATTCCTTTCCTACACACGGTCGATGCAGATATGATTGCATATCGACAAGGTAAAACTCGTAAAGGGTCTTACGCGGCATATCTGGACGTTTCACATCCGGACATTATTGAGTTTCTTAACATCCGTATTCCTACGGGTGACGTACAACGTAAAGCGTTAAATATTCATAACGCAATCAACATCACCGATACCTTTATGGCCGCGGTGATTAATAACACAGACTTCGATCTGCGTGATCCAAAAGACGACATTGTCAAAGATACGGTCAACGCACGTAAGTTGTGGGAAAGAATTCTTGAGGTAAGGTTTCGCACAGGTGAACCATACCTTAACTTTATTGATACTGCGAATCGTGCATTACCAATGCCTTTGAAGGAGAAGGGACTGAAGATTCATGGATCAAACCTGTGTAATGAAATTCACTTGCCTACGGGACCAGATAGGACTGCTGTATGTTGTTTATCGTCACTAAACTTGGAATACTATGATGAATGGAAGGACACTAATATCGTTCGTGATCTTATTCGTATGCTGGATAACGTTCTCGAATACTTCATCGCTAACTCGCCAGATAGTATTTCCCGCGCCCGTTATTCGGCAGAAAGAGAAAGAAGTGTTGGACTGGGAGCTATGGGATTCCACTCACTCTTACAAAAACACTTTGTTGCTTGGGAATCGGATAAGGCCAGAGAAATAAATAAAGTCGTGTTTGAGCATATCAATCACGAAGCAAAAGAAGAATCAAGACTCCTTGCGAAAGAGCGGGGTGAATACTCAGACGGTTTAGGTTCAGGGATGCGCAATGCCCATCTATTAGCAATAGCACCTAACGCGTCGTCAGGAGTCATCTTATCCACGTCACCATCAATTGAACCATTGAAGGCATGTGCTTATACGCATAGAACTCGCGCAGGTTCGTTTTTGGTGAAGAACTCGTATCTTGAGTCTCTCCTCAAAGAGAAGCGTCAGGATAACGAATCTACGTGGTCTAGCATCATTACTCGCAAGGGATCAGTTCAACACTTGCCGTTCTTAAATGAAGGCGAGAAGGCAGTTTTCAAAACTGCACAAGAGCTGGATCAGAATTGGGTAGTGAAACATGCGGCTGACAGACAAACATACATTTGTCAAGGTCAGTCGGTTAACCTTTTCTTCCCATCGGGTGCACCAAAACGTTATGTTAATAAGGTGCATTTCAATGCATGGAGACATGGGTTAAAGGGTCTGTACTATTTGCGCACCGAGGCCAGATCTCGTGCTGAAACTGTATCAGATAAAGTGGAACGGGTTGCGTTGCAAGACGACAATCGTACCATACTCTACGGCAAGAAGGATTGTCCGTGGTGTAAGATGGCCGCCGAGGAACTGTTGCTACGCGGCATAGAATATGACTACGTCGATCTTGAGGAGATAAAGAAGTCTGCCGCAGAGGTCACAGGAAGAAAAGTCACAACAGTTCCTCAAATTTATCTGGAGGGCAAATATGTCGGCGGATATGATGACCTTATGATGCATTTTAAGGGTGAAATGGAGTACGAACCAAGTGATGGTGGCGACGAATGTCGGGCCTGCGAGGGTTAATAAACAATTCAAATAAAGGATTAGTATGTCATTACTAAAAACATCGGAGACTTACAAGCCGTTCAAGTATCCTTGGGCGGTAGAACTATCAAAAAAACATGAGGAAATACACTGGATTGAAGATGAAGCAGAACTGTCAGAAGACGTACAGGATTGGAAAACCAAGCTGACAGATTCGGAGAAAGAATTTATTACTCACGTACTGAGACTATTCACACAGTCAGATGTACAGGTAGGGGAGAACTACCACGAACTATTAATTCCAAAGTTCAAGAACAACGAAGTCCGCAACATGTTGTCATCGTTTGCGGCACGAGAAGCAGTACACCAACGTGCGTACGCACTTCTCAATGATACACTTGGTCTGCCGGACGAAGACTTTCACAAGTTCCTAGAGTATAAGGAGATGGCAGACAAGATCGATTTTATGAAAGAGGGTGAAACGAACTCTCACACTGGACTGGCGCTCGCATTGGCACAGTCAGTGTTTAACGAAGGCATGTCTGTCTTCGCATCGTTTGTCATGCTACTGAACTTCCAACGATTTGGTAAGATGAAGGGTATGGCAACAATCGTCGAGTGGTCCATCCGTGATGAGACCATCCACGTACAAGGTAACTCAAAGTTGTTCCGTGAGTTCTGTGAGGAGCATCCTCGTATCGTGAACGACGAACTCAAGTCAAAGATTTATTCTATGGCTGAGAATGCAGTCAAGTTGGAAGAGAAGTTCATTCAACTTGCATTTAAAGGTAATGAGGTGCAGGGCTTAACACGCAAAGAAGTACGAGACTATATAAGACACATTGCTGATAGACGCTTGCTTCAGTTGGGTCTGAAACCATTGTTTAATCAGAAGAAAAACCCACTGCCGTGGTTGGATTGGGTATTGAACGGAGCATCACACGATAATTTCTTTGAGAAGCGTGTGACCGAATACTCAGTAGCTGGTATGGAAGGCGAAGACTACGGTTGGGAGGAAATTGAATTAGAGGTAGCATGATGGATGCTGAATATAACATAGAATGTCCTATATGTGACAATGAAACGGTGGTACGTGTTCCGTACGTGGATGAAATTCCACGTCATTGTCCCATGTGCGGCGCTGATGTTGAATCAGAAATTGTCATCAATGATGAGTAGATTATGAATCTAAAACAAGTAATACATTCCGTACCAGACTGGCCCGAAGAAGGGATCAACTTTGTAGACGTGACCAGTCTCCTACAGAATCCGCAAGCATTCCAACAGAGTGTTCGAACCCTCGTGAACCAAATAGAAGGTAAGGGTTACACGGACATCGTTGCCCCCGACGCTCGTGGGTTCTTGTGGGGTGCGCCTATTGCCTTGTACTTGGGTATACCTCTACACATTATCAGAAAACCAAACAAGTTGCCCCCGCCGGTGAAATCTCGCAAATACAAGTGCGAGTATGCAACGCGCACACTTGAAATCAAAACGACTGCACCCCTGAATAAGAACAGTCAGGTATGCATCATTGATGACGTGAGTGCGACAGGCGGGACGGCACTTGCCATTGCAGAACTATTGCAGACGTTCGATGTGTCGCAGATCTCCTATGGCTGTGTTATTGACCTAGAGTATCTTGGTGGTACCAAAGAACTGCGAAACCGACAAATGAAAACCTATAGTGTGGTAACCTATGATAAGTAAGATGTCTGACATCATACTCATTGCGCTTGAGTTAGAAGCGCCTAAAATGTCTCAATGGGACAATGTTTTCTTCACAGGTGTTGGTAAGGTCAACGCAGCAATGACAGCTGCAAAATTGATCGAACGACACAAACCAGATGTAGTTTGGAACTTTGGTACTGCTGGTGGTATCACAGTAGATTCTGGTATACACAAAATCACACAGTTCGTTCAACGCGACATGGTGTGCGGTGGTATCGGATGTGCCCCTGGCCAAACTCCATTTGAGTCCGACATCATATTGGGTGATGGTGATGGACTTACTTGTAGTACCGGAGACAACTTTGTCTCTGACCCAAACCTAGAGATACCCGCTGATCTGGTTGAGATGGAAGCATATGCAATTGCAAAAATCTGTCAAGAAGCGGGTGTTGAATTTCGTTGTTACAAATATGTCAGTGATCAAGCAGATGGGGATGCATCCGAAGAGTGGAGCAAATCTGTAGCGAACGGTGAACCGCACTTCATAGAGGTTTACAGTACCTATAGATAGGTACATGACATGGTTGTACGAAGACAAACTATTTGAACCTGAGCTGGAGTTCCTAGAGGACTATCAGGGGTTCGTCTATCAAATTACGGAACTTGATACTGGTATGAAGTATATTGGTAAGAAGTTCTTTTGGAAACCAAAAACACTGCCAGTGACCAAGACTCGAAAGCGTCGTGTGAAGACACGAGTAGAGTCTGACTGGCAAAAGTACTACGGGTCGAGCCAAGACCTCAAAGAAGCCGTCGTGCAACGCGGCGCAGACAACTACAAACGCGAAGTCCTCAAACTCTGCCGCACCAAGGGAGAGTGTTCTTACTACGAGGCAAAACTCCAATTCGAGTACGACGTACTCTTACGCGACGACTACTACAACGCCTTCATTGGTTGTAAAATTCACGCGAAACACCTTCCAGAAATGTGACAAAATACCGAAAAAAAGTTCATTTATTTTTAAAATAAGTGTTGACACTCGTTTTTAAATCATGTTATACTTACCTTGTAAGTTAATGAGATAGAGAGAACTTGATATGGCACGAATTATTTACCAAACTGAATGTGAAATTGAAGAGATGCAGTCTGCGGGTATTGACTTCAATCAAGCCCTGCGCATCATCAAAGGTTTCATGGGTACTGATGATACTCTTGAGGCTCTTCAAGGTTTTGAGAAGCGGTACGCGAAAGCGGAAGTCGATGCTCTTGAGACTGACGACTACAATTTCGATCACGAGTGGAGATACGAAGTCTACTCTTACAACCTTCTGGTCGAAGGGTTCGGTAAACTGTTTGCGCCAAAGGAGGCTGCGTAATGTTACTATCTTATGAGTGTGTTATCCAAAACTTCACCGGCGGGAAGTCCATTCCCGTTGGTTCCACTGTTGCGGTATTCGAGGCCGATGGCCGTTGTTACCACATCACCCGTACCACTGAGGAGTACTGTAAAGTACGGGAGCGCGACATTTCGTGAGTGTGAATATTCACATAAAAAAGTTTTCAAAATGCCTTGACTTTTCTTTTCAAAACGACTATACTTACTGTGTAAGTTGAGATGAGAGTTTGATATGAAATTGACTAAAATCCAAAAAGAATTCATGCGGTGGGTTGAGGAAGCCGACAAGTATGGAGAAGTTGCTTACTTTGAGTTTGGTATGTTCAAACCTTTTTACCGTCGGACTTGTGATTCTTTGATTAAGAAAGGTTTGATTGAGCAAGTTGAAGGTGGATGGGATTGGGCTCGAGTTCGATTAGCTAAATAATTTGAGGTTTTGATATGAATGCAATGAAAGATTTTGGACCCCGTCCTAAAAAGAAGCCAGAGGCGCCTAGTGAAGGTTTCGTCGCGTGGTTGACTTTGATCGCGATGGGAATGGCGTTGGGGTTCATGTTCGGTTACGGTCTACTTTATACCTAAGAGGGTTTTTGTTATGTCTAATTCAATTCGCGTTATCTTTCACACTCAGTTCCGTGAGAACTATGGTGCCCATGATTGGGACGGTGAGGGTTATTGTCCTCAGCACTGGAAGTCCAAGGGTGGTTCCACCTATATCGTCTCCGCGTCTGCGGCGGAGGTCGCCGACTCGCAGTGGTGGGATATGGTGACCAAGGTCATCACTCACTCTTCTGCGTACTCTGAGGAGTACGTCATCTCTGAATCCGTTGTCGATGCTATCGACTTCGTGGAGTCAGACCACGTCGAGGAGTGGGAGGAGCCCATCTATGCTAAGTCGGCAGGTGACTGCCTTCACTGCACTCGTGAGTCGAAGTCGTTCTTCGACCTCACTCCCATCGCTAAGCGCACTTGGATTCAATTCCAAGAGGGTGACGACTTCCCTCTCACTTATGTCGAGTATGAGGTTGCAGCATGAGCATAAAGTGGTATCGTGTAGGTGAGATCGGAGAGGCACTGACTGACATTGTTGAAGCTTTCCTTGAAGGGTTTACCGATGACATTGAGTTTGCAGTTGAGTTGTCTCGTTTAGGTTTATCAGTTGAAGAGCAATTAGACGTGTTGAAAGAAGAAATTGATCGTCACGAAAAGTTACTTCTTGAGGTAGATGGGAATGGTACTATTCACTAAAATTTTTTTAGCTTATTTTTAAAAAAAGTGTTGACAGATGTTTTTAAAACATGTTATAATTACCCTGTAATTTGATGATAAGGAGAGAGTTAATTATGAGTGATATTTTAGAAATCCACGCTGTTACTGAGTACTACAAGAACGCATTCCGCCCCAACGATCCAGAGTTGACCGTTGCCGAAGTCCTTGACTTCATCGAGTATATGCAGTTGTTCTACTGCGGCGAAGAGGCGCTCTACCCCTACGAATTCACTATCGAAGAGATCTGTCAAGGCATGATCGACCGATTCAACTGGCGTCCTTCTGTTGACTTTGACGGTGACACCATTGATCGTGAATATGTTCGTGACATGATCTTGGATGCTCGTGAGCGAAAGGAGGCTGCGTAATGAGTCAGTTAGAAATGGATCTGTTTGAGGTCATGCTCCAGAAGCATGACTGGACCTACCACTACAGCGATGACCATCGCTACTACACTAAGGGTCGTGATGAGGCACATAAAATCCGCATCATGATGGAACGCCTCGAAGAGGCAGGGTTTGGCGATCAAGCCAAAGAACTTTTTGAAAAATACCGACCGGAGTTTATATAATGTTGAATGATGTATTGCAAATCGAATCGGCCGCCGCAGTAGGTGGATGTCCTTGGGGTATCGGAACTGAAGTGTCTAACGACATGACTCCGATACAGATGATGGAAAAAGCAGGTGTTAACTGGGAAGTTGAGAAAGTCCCAACCTATGCTGCGAAAGAGGGTGTTGATCTGATCCCTACGGGTATGGAGGCGCTGGTGCGTTCTTCGGACAACGCAGTTCTCACTCAGGTGGGTGGTAACTGGGAACCCTGTCAGAACCTTGAGGCGTTCACGTTCTTCAACGAGTACTGCGCCGCTGGTGACATGGAGATGAACTCTGCGGGTTCGCTCAAGGGTGGTAAGTTCGTCTACGCCCTCGCGAAGATCAAAGAGTCGTTCGACGTGTTGAAGGGTGACCAAGTGGACTCATACCTTCTGTTCTCTAACCCACACGAGTACGGTAAGTCGATCGACATCCGATTCACCCCGATCCGTGTAACCTGTATGAATACGTTGTCTCTTGCCCTGAAAGGTTCTGCGAACAACGGTATCAAGGTGAATCACCGACGTGCGTTTGACCCACAGATGGTCAAGCAACACTTGGGTCTTGCACACGAGAAGTTCGACCAGTACAAAGAGATGGCACAGTTCCTGTCGTCTAAGCAGTTCACGTCAGAGACGTTGATTCAGTACTACAACTCTCTGTTCCCATCGCAGTCACCTGCGGATGAGGTACGTGAGTACAAAGATCTTGCACCTAACGCGAAGAAAGCCTTTGAGTTGTTGGAGACTCAGCCAGGCGCAGAGTTTGGTCGCGGTTCATGGTGGCAGGCATTCAACTCTGTAACTTACTTGACTGACCACCAGTTGGGTCGATCTGCAGATGGTCGAATGACTTCTGCATGGTACGGTGCCAACGGCGTCAAGAAAAAGAAGGCCGCGGAACTCGCGGTAGAGATGGCAGTCGCTGCGTGAATGTAGAGTTGTTACTTGCACGATTAGAGGAGAGACTGCGACAGGTGAAATACCGGCAGTCTCAAATCGACATCGTACATCACGAGGTGCTTGCGAGTACGAAGATCGAAACTCGTAAGACTTCATGGATGTTACTTGAGGGTGAGATCAATGGTCTCACTCATTCTATTGATTTGATTAAGGAAATGCATAATGAGCTATAATAAACTGGTAGAGACCACAGAATGGGAAGGGCGTGCTTCCAACTACATCTACTACACGTCCGAACGTAATACGCATCTTCACGGTTATCAAACCGAAGAGGGTGGACCTTTCATTCCTTTTGTGACGCGATTGTTCAGCACAAAAGGACGAACCTTTATTAAAACAAAGGTAGAAAAATTACCTGAGTAAAGACTCTCTGTCTATAAATAACTATAGACAAAGGAGAGAGTCTTATGCGCACTTTATATACAGCTGGCGTAACTGCCTTGCTGTGCTCTTTAGTCTGGATTGGCGGCACAGCAAAGTTACTTGATGAATATATAAAGGTGACAGATCATAAAGACAAGCAGATTGAGCGATTGCAAAATCAAGCAAGTCGAGATCGATTTACTATAATGAGGTATGATAACGGATTCCGACAACTCTTGTTTGCATGTACACAAAAACAAGAAATCATTATCGATAGAAAGGTGTATATCTGTTATCCAATTGAGAAGGCATAATATGTTAAGTATTCGTAAAGAAGTCTTTGAAATCTTCGAAGAGTATAAGAAAGCAGATACTCGCGATGAGAGATTAGATGTATTGAAGAAGTATTCAGAAAACTGGGCCCTTCGGGACATTTTACGCGGGACATTTGATGATTCCCTAACGTTCAATTTACCCGAAGGTCGTCCACCCTTTACCCCAAACAAGCCAGAATCTGTACCCGCGACTCTACTGAAGAAACATAGAGAATTCGGGTTCTTTGTTCATGGTGGCCGAGGGGACTCCCTACCCGCGTTCAAACGCGAAACCAAATTCATTCAGTTGTTGGAGGGTATTCATCCTGAAGACGCTGAGTACGTTCTAAAGATGGTTGCAAAGAAACCACCTGTACGATACATCACTAAAAAGATTGTACAGGAAGCGTTCCCCAACCTCATCAAAGAATAATGATCTTAGGTCTTGGACATCCTAGAACAGGTACAGGTTTCACTAGTAAGCTCTGTACACTCTGGGGGCTCGATGTCGGGCACGAGAAGCGTCAGTCAGATGGTATCATCGACTGGCGTTATGTAATGCCGGTGGGTCCATATCCATTTAATAGTATGCGAAATGTCATTAAGAGACCGACATACAATCATCTTATTTACAATGTGAGAGATCCTAATACGTCACTAGGATCTATTCTATACACCGAAGATACCAATATGAGATCTAAAGTATTTCGGTCAACGTTTTTAAAATATTCATATTCAAATCCGCTCGAGTTCTCGATCAGTAGTATCGCGACATTCGATAAGATGATCAGTGCATTGAGACCAAACTGCCGATACCGAATAGAAGACCAACAAGAAACGCTGTTTAATTTTTTGCAATCGGCGGGGTATCCAGTTAACTATGTGGAGTATTCTACTCCAGTAAACACTCGATCGCATTCTACTTTGGATGATGCGTTGTCGCAACACGACGTGTCTTTATTTCACCAGAAACTTATGCACAATTTTTGTGATAAGTATGACTATCCACACATTAACTTTTAAGGAGGCTATTTCCAAACTTTGATCCGCGAGTAATTTTTTCGACAATTAATATAACAAGGAGAATCCTATGTCGAGACTAGAAAAAAAGTTGAACAATGATATTAACGAACTACAAAGATTCGTGCATGACACCAGACGCCAATCGATATTTTCGCAAGGTAATCGAACGATGTATCGAAACCCGTCTACTCAACAACTTTCTCGATAGGAGGTGGTCTATCTCTTCGGAGGCCATCGTGAGACCTTCGTCGTAGTGATTGATAGTTTTGAAATGTATATATAATGCCACAGTATGAATTTAAAAACAAGGATACCGGAGAAGTCATGGAAGTGACTCTCCGGTTATCTGAATATGATGAGTGGAAAGCAAACAACCCACAGTGGGAACGATACCACTCATCTGCATCGGCACCCAAGCTTGTAACCGGAACTAAGTCAACTATGGCACTTGCCGGAAAGGGGTGGGAAGAACACTTAACAAATATAAAAAAGGCGTCCGGTAAGGACAACACAATTAAGGTTTAATTATGTCAACTGATAATAAGACATTTCTAGTCAACAATGGACTAGAAGTAGAGGGCGACGTTGTCGTATCTGGTTCTGTATCGGCTACATCATTTTTCGGTGACGGTTCAGGGTTAACTAACATCTCTGGAGGCACAGGCAGTAGTTTGTCTGAAACTGCAGTAGTTTCTCTTATTGAATCTACAGTTGATGCTACATATGTGCAGACACGTCAGTCTGTCGATCAATTAACTAGTGCACAAGTAGAAACAATCATCGAACAGGTTGTTGATGCAACATATGTTGCTGCACGTGAAACCGGAATTGATCCAGTAGAAGTTCAAAATATTGTCGCTGAGGCTATTAACTTCAGACTTGCGAACTTAGAATGGAATTTTTCAAGAACAGTATCAGCACCAAACTTTCAAGAAGGTACCCACACGTACTCATCTACAGTAGGTGTGTTACAACCAAGTCTAGGAAGTCTACAGACTCATTCTTTATCAGGCGCAACAATATATGAAGCACACACAAATTGGGAATCAGGTGAATCATTGACTCTACATGTTTCTAATAGTGGTGGGTATTCTATTACTTGGCCTGCGAACGTTAAGTGGGTAGGAAGCGTAGCACCACTATGTACAACTGTTGGTGTGGTACACCTAATCAACTTCTGGAAAGTGGGTACTCAGTTATATGGAGCATATGTTGGCGAGGCGTCGTAATGAGATATCGATACCTTATGTCCGGTTCTCCGGTATTGCGTGTAGATAGTGCAACTGAAATTAATATATTCTTTGATTCATCTGGTAGTATGGACTCATCACTCGTGCCATTACAACAGGCACGCGATACTTTATTGGCAAACCTACTGCTTCCATTCTACGGTAATGATCTTGCACAGTATAATCAGCGCGTTTCATTTATCGAGAGATCGGACGAATTTTCTCTTCAGTGGGCTCAGACTTTGGGTTCATCGAATAACATCACAAAGGTGATTAATATTCTGTTTACCGATGAGAACTCTCCGTATGATCAAATGACCACGTTGGGTGGTCAACTATTAACCGATCTAAGCAATTTGAGAAACACTATTGCAGGAACACCGAATGATGCATATTACCGTATGGTATTCTTTGCAGTCAATGGTGACGGAGAGTTTCAAACAAACGTGCAAAAACTATTTGCGGGACAGTCACCATTTGAATCACTAAATCTTGCTGATTATGTTACAGATGAAAAAGTTAGTTTAGTGCACGGTGTTTCCAACGGAAATACTGCAGAGTACTATGCTGGTCAAATCATTGACTCGATTAATAACTTGGGTTACTCACTAGATAACCCATATTAAAATTTACTTAGGGGGTAAAACATGCGTTTACCAAATTGGTTACAACACGATAAGGTGAATAAAGTGGATAATGGTCCAGATCCGTCAGATATCTCTGTAGACAATGCTTACAAAACGCGCTGGATTTGGTATCATACTATTCTTGCGCTTGAGCTATTGATGACCAATATTTTATTGTGTGCTATACTCGCAACACTTGCCATAAAGTTGTAGTTGAGGTATAATATATTATGTATCGTAAAAATCGTGAATCTGTTTTCGAACAACTTAAAATCGACGAAGGAGTCGTTTATGAGATTTATCTCGACCATCTCAACTATCCCACGTTCGGTGTTGGACATCTCATCACAGAAAGTGACCCCGAGCATGGAGCTCCAGTCGGAACGAAAGTATCCGAAGAAAGAGTTGCAGAGGTGTTCGAGAAAGACCTCAACATTGCAATCAGAGAATGTCTTGTATTATACGGAGAACGGTGGTTTGATTTTCCGGATGAAGTCAAGGAGATCTTGGTCAACATGATGTTTAATTTGGGTAGACCGCGTCTGTCCAAATTTAAGAATATGAAAGCAGCACTAGATAAAGGTGATTGGGTAACGGCGGCCGCCGAAGGCCGTGATTCAAGATGGTACTACCAAGTAGGAAATAGATCTGAACGGTTGATGACGAGATTAGAGAATGTCTAAAAATGCAATATTCCAGTATATGATCGTGAGCGATGCGGTAGACGCTCGCGGTGGTATACAAGGTTGGGACGGCACACGTTCCGAACTTTACAAAAAGGTCGCCGATATTTCGCGTGAGTCATTTCAGGACTACGCAAAAAAGATCGGCGCAAAACACTTCTACTCAGATGAACGCGTGGTCACGAAAGGTCACGGTTGTTCTACTTCTCTATTGCACGAGTGCGCTCGTGTCTGGTTAGATCCTATCTTTGACGACTACGACAATCTGCTATTCGCAGACACAGACATCGTCGTCAATACCGATGAAAACATTTTCGATGTGATGGAGTCTGGTGCGGATGTCTATGGCGTCCTAGAGTCAGATTTTGTCACAGCGTCTGGTGGTGGGTACAATTCATGGGACTACAAAGAGTCAACATACAATGACTTCTGTCGTAAATTCACTATGCACGACTGTCCTATCGTTCCTGTGATGCCACCTAATCGTCCGTCTAAGATCATGATCATGAACACTGGTGTCGTGCTATGGACAAAAGAGGCGCGTCTACGTGCGCGTGAGACATTCATGAATTGGGAAGACTGGTGTTACTCTGGCGACTTTCACATGTCTATCATGAACGATCAACCATATATTTCTGCACAGTTGATGAAGCATGACTTTGACGTAGAGACCATTGACACGACATGGAACGACAGTCCACACTATGCAACCGAAGAAGAGTTTTTCGAAAAGGCGAAGTTCTGTCATTATACAGGTGGTGAGTGGAAAGTTGACATGATACGTCACTGGGAAAAGAAGAAGTACAAGACACAACAATTTAAGCGAGCACTATTCCCGTAATGGACCTTGATCATTTAATGTGGGAAGAAGATGGGTGGGGTTACCTGCCTGCCACAGAAGAAGTCTTCAACATCATGCGAGATGCGCTTGAAATCTCTGGGGCAACACGTTTATTTGAGATCGGTTTCTACGCCGGACATTCTACAACCTATTGGGCTGAACTCATGCCAGAGGATAGTGAGATAACCAGCTGTTGTCCCGCACATCCCCGTGGAATCAAATACTCACAGATCGTTAAGGACAAGTACCCTAACGTAAGTGTACATCTAAAACCATCCCCTATGGTCTATATGGAAGTCGGCCATAAAGAATTTGATTTGGGATTTATCGATGGGTCTCATGAAACTGATCGAGCACTCACAGACTTCCTTCTCTGCAGTAAACTCAATATTCCGTATGTCTTATTCGATAATGCCGAATGGGCGGGTATTCGTGAGTTGATCCAATATCTAGAAGCGAATGGACATGCACAACATGTTAAAGACTACAACTACCTAAGTGAATTCAAAGGGAAGCACAGTAGTCTTAAAATGACTTTGGTAAAAATAACATAACTTTTTTTGAAAATAAGTGTTGACACTACGTGGTACCTGTGTTAGAATGTATTTCTAAGTGAGGAGATTAAACTATGTTTGCTAAGCAACCCCAAGTTAAAAAGTTGTTTGAGGTTAAAAGTAAGGAGTATGGCATCTCTGCGAATATCATAGAATCGCCTAATCCTAAGTACAAGTATCGTCTGATTTTCATGGATGATGATTCAGTTCAGTCAATCTCAGTTGTATTTGGAGATAACTATGATCGATTTGTCGAGCGAGCGCTCGAATTCGTCAAGGAGTATTGATGTGGAATATACAATAAAAAATCAAGATCTAATCCAAGAGTTGGTTAATCACTACATTTATGGGGCATCCAATCCCGATTGGGCTAATCTACAAGTTGCCCTATATGACTACGGTTATACAATAGGTGAAGTTTACAACATTCTACGGGATGTACGAGATGGTGCGTTTTGATGCGAGATAAAGTTATACTTGTAGATTGTGACGGGGTGTTACTTGATTGGATGTATGCATTTCAACAGTGGATGAAGCGTCACAACTATATGATCAAAAACCCAGACGTGTATGACGTAGGTATCATGTACGGTCTGGAACGCAACGAAAAGCGACGACTCTGTCGCATGTTCAACGAGAGTGCGACGGTTCGAAAGATACCACCACTCCGTGACGCAATCAAGTACGTCCGTAAATTACACGAAGAGCACGGGTATGTGTTTCACGCAATCACTTCTTTGAGTAATGATGAATACGCGCAACACCTGCGTACCAAGAATCTTCAAGAACTCTTTGGCCCAACCGTCTTCGAGAAGTATGTGTATCTAGACACGGGAGCGGACAAAGACGAAGAGTTAGAGTTCTATAGCAACACAGGATGCCTGTGGGTAGAAGACAAGGTAGAGAATGCCATCGCTGGAGCGAAGGTAGGTCTGGAGTGTATTGTAATGGAGCATGGTTACAACCAAGACTGTGACTTTCCATTAATGAGAAATTGGAAAGATATATACGAGTACATCGAAGGTAAGTAATCCCGCTCAAGGTAGCATGTCGGGGGGTCTTCGGGCCCCCCTTTTTTATTATAAATAATAATTTAGATTTATTGTGGACGTAAAATGAAGTACGTAGGATACAGCGAATATTATCATGACGCTGGTTTCGCTATTATAAATGAAGATGGTGTCGTAGAGTTTGCTACTCATGGAGAGCGTTACTCCAAGAAAAAGAATGATCCGCATCTTCCAGAAGAACTGTGGAATATGGTAGGCGAAAATGACCATCTATCATTCTATGAAGATCAAACCCTAAAGTTTGATATGCGTGGTGGCATCGAGGTCAAGGGTGATACCTCTCACATCAAGGATAGACCGGACACCGCCGAAGAAACCTTTAATCGTCTCATCATCCCTAACGCGCAACACTTTGATGTGAACCACATGCACCACGAGTCGCATTGTGCATCTGCGTTCTACACGCGTCCGTGGGCCTCTGCAGAAGACACTGTCCTAGTATCGATCGACGGTGTAGGCGAGTTGCAAACTGCGACCATCATGGATCACAACTTCAACCTTATCAAAGAGTGGCACTATCCGAAGTCAGTCGGTCTGGTGTATACGACCACAACCAAAATGTTAGGGTTACGTCCTCTCGAAGATGAATACGTTGTGATGGGTCTATCAGCATATCACGAGACTGACGAAGAGTCATGGGCCATCACGCAGTGGTTGATTGACTGGTATGACAACCTTGAAGACATCGCGCCTGAGATCGCGGAAGGTATTGCGGTTGGAATAGAATCATCTCCCCGTGAAAAAGCTCGTCGAAAATGGAGACAAGAATTTAAAGAAAAAATTTTGGCAGTTGAAGATAAAGTTGCCGCTCGTGCAACTCAAGATTTTGCAGACTATGCCATCATGGGTATAATGCAAGAAGCTGCTAAATATGGTAAGAAGTTGTGTTACTCTGGGGGGTGCGCACAGAACGTCGTAATCAACTCTCGTTTGTTTGAGTTGTTCGACGAAGTGCACATTGCAGTATCACCAACGGATGCTGGTTCAGGTCTAGGTACTGCCGCACGTTCATGGGCAAAAGCAACAGGTAAGGATAAACTTATTTGGAGTCCATATGCGGGATACAATATCAATACTCCTATTAATCCCAGTGCTGTGGTTGATCACCTGCTCGAACATCGCTATTGCGGTATTGCTAATGGAAGGGCTGAGTTTGGCCCTCGCGCACTTGGCAACCGTTCCCTTATTGCTGATGTAAGGTATGACGTACAGGATACGGTTAATACAATCAAACGCAGACAGAAGTACCGTCCGTTCGCACCTGCGATTCTCGAAGAGTTTGCAGACGAATACTTCGACGGACCAATGAACGAGTACATGCAGTTCACCTCGTGGGCTAAACATGACTATGCACCAGTGACTCACGTCGATGGTTCTGCTCGTGTGCAGATCGTACGTAAAGACTGCGAGTCAGTGTTCCGTAAGGTCATTGAAGAATATTATGATCGTACTGGGGTGCCGATGTTACTAAATACTAGTTTAAACATACGCGGCAGACCAATGGTCAATGACGAACATGACCGTGAGCTGTGGGAACAAAAATACGACGTTAAGGTCTTCTAATGAAACACCTGAAAGAGATTGAACTAAGTTACTTCGAACATTTGAGAAGGGCTTGGACAATCTCTTTCGTTTCTTTCGTACACGGATTGTGTCCTTGGATATGGGAGACTAAGGCGAAAGAACTCATCAATGGAGACCCAAAAGATTTTAAGGTGAAGTGATGAACGAAGAGTTTATCTGTCCGGAAGACTTGGTTTGCATTGATATAGAAACATGGAGCGCTATCGTAGAAGAATACGATCTGGCGTTAGAAATGACTACACCAGATGTTACGAAAACAAGTGACGTACAAGCTATCGTAGATCTTTCGTGGGAACTGTTGTTCCTTACTCCGTGGGAGTTAGTTTACATTGGTCTACCGATGAGTGTATTGGCATTCTATGGTCTATCAATATACGCAATATTTAAATGGATACAAAAGAGGTTTAGTTGATATGACCGAAGAAGTTATTCCAACACCTATCAAAAAGAAAATAGAATTAGAAGTCGAGTTTGATACAACACAAAAAGAGATAAAGCCTAGCAGGTTTCAGGGGTTATTAGAATTTGCGGACGTAATCGATGCGTATCGAGTTTTCCCGCGAGCCTTCATTGGAACTTACTTGTACCTACTCATTGAAACTGCTCAATGGTTTATGACTATACCTGAACCAAACGCATCTCAGGCAGGTCTTATCTCTGTTGTGGTTGGTGCTGGAGCTGCATGGTTTGGTTTGTATACGTCTACGGGATCAGCACGTAAAGTAAAAAGTATTAAGACGAACTGATGAGACCATCTGAACTCGTAACTTGGCGCGGTACGCCAGGCGTTGGAGATTTTATGTGGGCGTTAAACTCCGCTCACAGGTATGCAGCAGATTATAATATTAGAAAGATAAACTTAGAGTTTCATTGGGAACATGGTAAAGATTACTTACATCACTTTGAAGATCCAGAAACTATTATCGAGCGATGTGACTACATACACAATTTCTATCATCAAAAGGAACGTGTAGAGATTCATCATTGTTTTGAGGCACAAGGTCGTTATCTAGATTGGAAATACTCCGACGATGTCGTGCATGAAGATGGTACGAATCGCGTTGCAGCAAAAAACATTAATAAAAACAGATTTTGGTTTGAAAGCGACGTATACAATGATAGCCCAGGAAGTCCAGCCCCCAACAATGATTGGATTTTCCGTGAGGACGCATTTAAAGACTATAGTCCGAATCGTATCGTATTCTGGCGACCAACATGGAACGCAGAAAAACCACGTACTTGGAAGCGACTATTCGAGAATGATCATTGGGAAGAACTGATATTGTACTTCAAGACGTTAGGGTTTGAGATGCATGAAATCTCGTATCGAACACCCGCATCCGAAGCGATGTACCTTATCTCTACCGCACGGATGGTTATATGCTACGATGGTATCTGGCACTACGTCGCAAAAAACTTTGCACGACCACTTGCCGTAATCTCTGGTGAAGGTGTGACTAAATACCATACACCGAATGCGCTTAGATTAAACCCTGAGTCGCACTATGATGATCGAAACGTCTGGTGGTGGTTAGATAACGTAGGTGATCTGTTAGGTCACACAAAAAATAAAGCAGTTGACTATGAAGATAGGATGAAGCAATACTATGGAAATGACTAGAGACACATTTCAAATTGACCGCGCAGTAATCGAGGTTGCGGGTGGATGTAATTATTCATGCAGTATGTGTCCACAAGATTTACGCGAAGGTGGCCGACACAGAGGTTTCCGTCGTATTATGAAGCTAGATGAGTTTGAAAAGTACGTCGCCGACTGTGCACAGTATGGGTTGAACGTTGTCAACTTAGACGGGTCTGGTGAAGCAACGATGGCAAAAAATCTACCTGAATACATCAAGGTAGTGAAGAAGTATGGAGCGAAATGCTTCATCTTCTCAAACGGATTCAAGATGGAAGGTCAGTACATGCGCGATTGTGTCGATGCAGGACTGGACTTCTATCGATTTTCATTTATTGGTTCAGATGAGAAAGACTATACCAAGTGGATGTACAATGCTGTGGGTGGTCACTATGCTAAAATCAAGCGCAACATTCAAGAGATGGTTTCTTATGTAAACGAATCTGGCGCAGATTGTGTGGTGTCCACCTATCACTTGATTACAGATAATGACAACATCGATGAAGAACTAGAGAAGTACAAAGCTCTAGTCGATGAGTTAGGTGTAAAGACAGAAATTTGGAAGATGCACAACTGGTCAGGTGTTTATGATATCGGTGAAAATGCACGTGAAGGTAAAGTCAAGACGTGCGGTCGTCCGTTCTCTCCAGACGTAGTAATACGTGCAGGCGGATTAGAAGGACAAACAGGTGCAGTGCATCCATGCTGTCAGGTACTTGGACGTGACGAAGAGGCCGTTCTAGGTCATTGTTCTGAAGATAACATTCTTGATATTTTCTTTGGTGAAGAGTACGAGACTCTGCGTGAGCAACATCGTACTGGGGACTATCCAGATTTTTGTAAGAACTGTGACTTCTTAATTGATGATCCAGAAGTGTTGGTCTACACTAATCATGAACGTGATTTGATGAAAATGCATGGAACTAATTTCACACTTAACGATTATAGGGAGTAACTATGTTTAATTTTTCAGCAGTATCAGTGTACGCATCCTTGGCAAAGTCTTGGATTAAGGCGCGCTTGGGTGAACGTACCACATACGACGGTGTAGTAATCGTTGCTGTGTGTGGTAGCTACATTATTTTTGATTCTATTATTACTGTTGGTGCCTATGCAGGTATAATTTATGGCCTTTGGACCATTTACAAAGAGCAAAAATAGTATAAATATAATCATCTAATCGCATTAGACCTAGTCTAACAACAAGGGAAAAATATAAAAATGGCAGAAGTACATTCACTAGTATCTCTAAACGACAGCTTTTTAGTAGGTCAGGCTTGTTCAGGTGCAAACTTTGTTCAGAACATGTACGGAATGTATGTTCGAGCAGCTCAAGCACTAGACACCGACGCTTCTAATCTAGCAATCGCGGCTACCGCTCATAACTATCTTTGGAAGCCACTCATCTCAACTTCACTTGGTCATTCGCCTGCGGATGATTGGTCACTGACTACTGATTCATTATTCGATGTTCCGACATCTAACTTCTTTCTTATGACTCGTGACTATAGAGATTCTTTAGTCCAGACATGGAAAACGTTTGCACCGGAATTATCATGGGATCAGTTCCGTGCAAGCACTATGGGTTTTAGCATGGTTGCTGAGTATGAAGCAAACATTTCAGAAATGTCGTTTTCTTGTAAATTCTCATACGAAGAGTTTGTCAAAGAACCACAAGTCGGATTAACAAAGTTAGTAGACCTTCTTACTCCGCGCCAAGATAATCCAGAACTTAATACCTTTGGTCAACCAAGGAGAGAAATCTCTATAGATTTAATCGACTTTGTTGTACAAGAATCTCAGGTTCGTGATCTACGCGAAGGTGCCGTCGAAAAGGGGTTACTAGACGCAGTGGGTGTATACAAGCACTTCTTAAATAGAGAGCAGATCGAAGAGATCGATGAGTTTATTGCATCTTTGTAAGATTTAAGACTCAACTATATAAGAGACGGGATGGGAAACCTACCCGTCTTTTTTTTATCTGAGGTTTTATCATGGTTACTGTCGCCTGCGTGTATTGGGGTAACAAGTTTTCAAAAGATTATGTGTACAATCTAAAGGCTGCGGTCGAGCGGAATTCGACGGTACCACATCGATTCGTTTGTTTAACGGATCAGGTATTAGACGGAATAGAGACTTTGATTCTGCGGCCAGGCTTAGAGGGATGGTGGAACAAGATACAATTGTTCGACGGTAGGCTCAAAGGTCGCCTAGTATACTTAGATCTAGACACTGTAATAGTGGACAATATAGACTGGTTACTACAGTATGACGGACTGTTTGCTGGCATTGAGGATTTAGGTTGCGTTAACGCACATCAACCGTACCTTAAAGGTAAACTGCAAAGTGGTGTAATGGCATGGGATTCAGTAGAGGCAGATTGGATATGGAATGATTTTACTTTTCGCAAAGGCCTTGTGATATCTGCATTTAGAGGTGACGGTGAGTATTTAGAAACCATAATACCTACAGGTAGACGTACTTTATTGCAACGGTTATTTCCACAAAAGATAAAATCTTATAAGTATGATGTGTACCCAGATAAATACAAGGGTACTTCTATTATTTGTTTTCACGGTCGTCCGAGCATTATTCAAGCTATGACAGAAACCGTGAAGACTACCATGGCAACTTACGAACCACAAGAGTGGGTAAGTAAGTATTGGAGGAGATGATATGTTAAGCGGTATTTTAGGATCTATATTAGGTTTCGGTAGTTCAGTTGTACCCGCCATCACCGACCACTTCAAAACGAAGAAGGCGATGGAATTTGAACTCAAAAAGATGGAAAAGATGGCCGAACTCAAAAAGGCAGGGTACGATCACGAAATTCAGCAGTTTCGGGAAATGGGACTGCATAAAGAACAACAGGCGTTGATCGAACACGACATCGCCATCACAAAAGGAACAGGGTTCATCTCCGGTCTACAGAAGTCTGTGCGACCAGTGATCACCTACTGTTTCTTTATTTTATTTGCAGCGATTGAATATACGTTGCTACAGAGTGCACTAGAAAGTGGTATGGAGCTTTCTGAGGCACTCAATACACTATGGGACGATGATACAAAGGCGATCTTCGCTGCGATCATCTCGTTTTGGTTCGGGTCACGAGCGGTCGAAAAGGCACGTTCGCAAATTTAACAAGGATATATTATGAAAACCCTACGTAATCGTATGATCGATGCGACCATCGCTCATGCAAAAGGAAAGATCGCCCTACACAAAGCAAACGTGGAGGTCTATCTAACTAACCCAGCGGGTATCGGTGAACATTCAGACGTAATGGAGGCTCTGGAACACGAGCTTAAGCAAGTCGCCGAGTATCTAGACATCTTGGAGGTTGCTCACTCAATCGTTCCCGATTCGGAGTAAATGTACGAATACAAAGCAATAGTTAGAAGGTGGGTTGATGGCGACACTGTTGATGTTGATATCGATCTTGGGTTTGGTCTTGTTTATAGCAATCAGCGCGTCCGTCTATATGGGATTGATGCATACGAAACAAGAACCCGTGATCTTGAAGAAAAAAGACGGGGACTTGATGCTAAGTCTTTTGTCGAAGATGTGGCTCCCATAGGTTCAGAAATAATTCTAAAGACTTACAAAGAAGGCAAGTACGGTAGAATACTCGGCGAAATATTTGTCGAAGGTAAAAACCTTAACTCCTGGCTCACACACGAAGGACATGCGACTCGTTATGAAAAATAAACTCATCCTTTCTTTATTGTTTTTATTACTTGTGTCATGTGACGTACCTGAAAAAACAATCACGAAAACACACGATGTCACTGATCAGTATGTCGATATACGTGTCATGACCTTCGAGTCTTCATCGCAATTAAATAAATTTTTAGAACTCAAGGCATACTCAGACCAAGAGGTTGATGGGCTTGCTCGATGGTTTCATCCAAAAGACGATACGACAATCGTCAAGCGTTGCGATATATATGTGGTAGAACCGTCAGGAGTTCGTGATACAAATACTTTAGAAACTTGGGGACATGAACTAGCGCATTGCATATATGGTTCGTATCATAAAGAAGGTGAGAGATGAAACGCGTAAACGTATTAGGTAATGGAGATCACGCAGGTCTTTTCAAAAGAGGTTCGCCTGGCGATCTTCTGGTGTGTAATATGCCTCCTATCATGTTACCATCGAACGAAGTATACGCGTCGTGCATGGTTGACTTCAAAATGATGAAGGCGTTACAAGATAATCAAGTCAACCTTGATAGGTATGATTGGGTCTTGGGTAAGCGTCCACGTCGTTGGATGGAGAAGCAAGCTGCATTTTATCTAAAGTATTCTCCGAACATTAAGTCGTTTCACACTTATATACCACCTTATGCTCAACTACCTGGCCACAAACTCGAAGAGGCGGCATCAAACTATTCCTGTGGTCATATGGCAGTAGACTATGCTTGTCGAGTCATGAGGGCAACCGAAGTTCATATGTACGGGTTCGATGCAATGTTCGACATGAACCTGAATAGTTACAGTGATAAGTATTTAAAGAGCGACAGATCTCCACTTAATGTGCATCGCATGTCTAGCAATTGGAGACCGATATGGAGGTCTTTCTTCTCAGAATTCAGTAACGTTCAATTTGTAATACATCATGGGCATGACGATATCAAACTAAAACTACCACCGAATGCCCGAGTAGAAGTGGGGACTTTAAAAGAATGGACAAAAGATTCAGATACGCCATAACATTCATTAAGTACACTATCGAAGATTTCATATACGTATGGGAAGATAGACCGAATGTTTTAATATGGTGTGCAATTGCAGGATTTATTCTATATTGGATATAAAAAGGGGGCTTGCGCCCCCTCTGTGTTTCTTACTGTCGGGTAAGTTCCTAGAATACTGAGATCATCTTACTCATAATGTGGTATTCTTCTGGACGGCCACCGCCGGTCTTAACATCATCATCCCATGTTGAACGAATGGAAAATGCGACATCCACCATAGTTGTAGTGTCTTTTTCTTCTCCATTAAACCACTTCACTGAAGATGGTAGACCATAATAGATGTCTACCATCTCAAAGTCTTCTGTGCACATTGGCGCAAATATTTCTCTTACTTGGTCCTCTTCAAAACCGATTCCTTTATCGGTCATTGGTACACCAAGAAATACAACTGCATCGAACTTTTCATGATCACCATCTAGTGACCATGTATCTTGTCCGTGCTTATACTGTTGAGAACATCCGATTGAGTTCTCAATCATTCCTACTGATTCGTATAGAGAGTGCATGGCACCTTTATGCTTAGACTCTGGTGGACGTGGAATGACGAAAGACGCATCGTATCCCATTGCTTTGAAAACAAGCGGGATAAACTGAGCTACGATGTTCATGTCTGGGAATGTCTGCATGTCTTCACGTTCTTCTGGTAGAACATCAATCATACGACTAGAAAACTTATCTAACATCCAGTGAGTCTGGTGATCATTGTAATGACCAACAAATAGGATGTTCTTATATCCACGAGACATGAGTGCATTACAGAACATAGGAGCACGATTGAATGCTTCTTCAATAACATTTACTTCATCGTTCTTGTAACGCAGGTACTTACCTTGATTGATTGTAACATTTTTAGCCACAGAATTTAAATATGTGACTAATGCCATTTTTTTAGAACCGCTGAAAAAAGAAGCGGTATTACCATCTTTTAAAATTATTTCATTTTGGTCGTTAAAAAACATTGGTTAGGATCCCTTATAGATGTTTTGAATGAATGACTCGAACTGTTCGATTTTCTCAAGACGATTAGGCCACAAGATGTATTCCTTTTCAGGATTCAACTTGAGGTTAGTCAGTAGCGGTTGTATTGCATTGAATAGTCTATCCAGACGTTCCTGTGTATCGTCCGCGATTTCGGACGTTACTTCAAGTTGCTGGAAGGCCTCGAGTTCAGACTCGTCTACTGCAGTGAAACCAAAATCAAATAATTCGTTAGACATAGTTTTATTTATACAAAAAAGTTTGACAAGTTGCATATTGCCTGTTACAATATGCTAACCTAATGGGGGATAATATAGCTATGAACATTTTTGTACTCAATGAAAACCCTGTCATCGCTGCACAAGAACAGTGTGACAAACATGTTGTCAAGATGATTGTCGAGTCTGCGCAGATGCTTTCAACCGCACATCGTATGCTCGATGGCCAAGTATACCGCAAACCATCTAAGTCTGGCAAGACCATGATCAAATATTACGATCATCCAGATCTAGACGACAAACTCTACAAAGCCGTCCACCACGGACACCCGTGTACCGTCTGGACGATGGAATCCGTTTGTAACTATATCTGGCACTACAAACATTTTATTGCGTTGTGTGATGAGTATATGTATCGCTATGATAAACGTCACTTGACAGACACACTCCTACGTGATATATTACGTACTCCGCCGGCGCGTATACCGCACGTCGAGCGTACGCCGTTCAAGTTGGCCATGGGTTCTAACCCTGAGTGCATGATGTCTGATCCTGTTGCATCGTATCGTGCGTTTTATCAGACCAAGCAAGAGCGGTTTACTATGGCGTGGACTAATCGTCCCGTCCCATCATGGTTTGAGGTGAAAAATGATAGACAAAGTGCTTGAAATCTTAGAAGAAGAAATTCAGAGAATTGTGACAGAGATACATGCTCTTCCGATTGATAATACACAGCCTAATACTAAACTGCATTTTTTGACAGTGGAGTTGGGTGCATTACAAACTATTAAAAATAGAATTAAGAGTGAACTTTTATGATACATGGATCGATGAGACATACCCCTAGCGGACGGAAGAAAACATACAATGCATGGGGAGCTCCGCGCAAAAAAGTATTCAAGTCTACGGCAAAGATGCCTTCTTACACTTATCGTGGGTGTGATGAGCACATTCCGTCTAATGACTCAATGGTTGGTTCTACTGCCAAGGTTGAGCCACAAAAGTATACGGGGACACTCGTAAAGGGTATCGGAACTATGCATAAGTCAAATGCAGTTCCGGTAATTGATGACCAACAGATGAAAGACTTAGCGTCAATGAGGAGATGACATGGAAGGAATATCACCATTTTTAGTAATTTTGTTTTTAGGTAGCGTGTTCATTGGTTCAATGGGAATCATAATTCGAATTGATAGTATCAAGCACGAGCGAAACCTTGCTAAGATTGATCGCGACTACTGGAAAAAGATGTATGAGATAGAGCGCGGCCGTCGAGACATCGCAGAACTACCCAACAATCTCAGGTAATGTGAAAAATTACCGAAAAAAAGTTCACTTATTTCGAAAATAAGCCTTGACTTTATTTTATTCGCCAGTTATACTAGCTGTGTAAAGTGAGTTGAGAGAGAAGAAATGATCAAATTGAAACCCGCAAGTCCCCAGAGATTCGTCGAAGTGATCTTAGGTCAGGCCATCTTTTGGGTGTTCCTTTACACTACGATGGCAATCGCTTCTGGTCTCCCAGTTGAACCCTACGTCTACTAAGGATCTATCATGTTGAAATTTGAAAACACTGCGAACGTCGGAGACAAGATCCGCGCATATGACTTTGAACCGATGCCCGATCGTCCCGATTCCTACCTCGTTGGTGAAGTGCTTGAGAAAGGCCCGATTTACGCGAAGCCCCACTACACCGCTGACCGTGAGGTCTACATGTGTGACGGGTACACCGTCTTCGTCAAGGACTCTGTGACGGGTTCTGTAGAACATGACATGCAACGTGTGGGTAGCATCATGTATGTGCCGTTTGAGATGGCGATGTCCGATTTTGATAACCGTGTGGAGGTGATTTAATGAGTGCTACGTTTGAGCGAATCTGGGAAGAACTGGTTCCTAGAGAAGGTAAGTGCGACACTGTCGCAGGTGAGATGGTTCGTGCCGCAGGTCGTTTGCGTTACGACTTCTACAACAACGGGATGGGTAATAACACATCCGGTGCCCTGAAGTTCCTACGTGAGAAGGGTGCGATCGACAAGGAGTTGTTCGAGTACGTCCGACCCTACACGACGGGCCGCACCTACTCCGGTAAATACGAGAACGATCTGTTCCACATCGCAATCGACCGCATCGTTGAGATGACCACCAAGATGGTGACTTTCAACCCGCAGTTGATGACGATGGAGAACACCGAAGACATGTTCGACTACTCTGATGAGGATCTCGACGAGACATGTCCAGAGTGTTCGGGTTACGGCTATGACGACTACGCGGATGAAGATTGTTACTTCTGTGACGGCACCGGACACGTTGGAGAGTGGGTATAAGTGTTTAGGTTTTGGTCACTATAGTTACCAATTGTTGGAGTTTTGGAAACTATAGTGTCCATTTTAGATACATCGGTTAAGAGGGGAGTCGGTCTTGCGAAGATTCCGACTGACAGGTATGTGGATCGCTCCCCTATTTTTAAAATTGTGACAAATTACCAAAAATAGTTCTTGCATATTTTCGAAACATGTGCGATAATAGCTGTGTTGAATGAGAGGAGAGATGTTATGGAGAATTTGAAAGGTCGTGTCGTCCAGATTAACTCTGGTGGAACAACCCGCCTTGGTGAGGTCATTGGTGATCGTGGTGAACAGGTTGCGGTCTACTTCCCGCCGATCAGTAGTGCTGATGATTCTGAAGTCAAGTACCTTGCCAAGTGGAGACTGCTCACTAGTGAGTATTACTTCGGCGATGTCCCTAGTGCGATGGGTGTCTACCTCATCGCTAAACCAATCATAGAGGAGTGTGCGTAATGTCTAAGATCGGAAACTACGTACTGGCAGTTCAAGAAATCGTTGACCCTATGGTTTATAACGGTGCCAGCAATGCCGCTATCATTAAAGCGGTGAAGGCAATCTGTCCGGACGCACCGGATATGTACATCCAACAAAAAATCATTGAGGTAAAGTTGAATCGTGAAGAGTTGGAGGTGCATAGTGACTGAATACATCTGGCGTAATTACTTGGTCGAGTTCACCAAGTATGGTAAACGAGTGGTCGAGTCACTGACCTATCTTGATGTTGTCGGTGAACCCGAACGTCGAATCGGTGATGCGGTAACCGTTATAGTTAACAAAGAGAAACGACTTGGTATCGTTTTGGGAATTGGATAAGGAGACCTATGCCTAAAATCATTAAGTTAAATTTCACTAAGAAGGTGCGTTACATCTTTGACAGAGAGACTGAGGAAAACATTCAGTTGAGCGAGAAGGTGACTGATCACTTTGGATCATTCATCAACAACTCGTGGGAGATGTCGGACGTGAAGCGCTTCCACAAAGCACTCCGTGAGTGTGGACTATCTGTCGAGGAGTTCCTATCCAAAGAATGGCCTGCCCCTAAAAAGAAGGCCCCGACTAAAAGAAAGACGCCAACTAAAAAGAAGGTGGCTGCCAAGAAAGCTCCGGTCAAGAAAAAAACCACTACAAGGAAAAAGAAATAATGCGGAATGCTGCATACCGAAGAGCAATTGACGCGGGTCTGACTACCTCCCAGGCCTATAAGTATTCTGATTACTACCGTCGTAAGACGGTCCTACCAAAACGCGATAGCGAGAAAAGTAAAACCTACACCGCCGAGTGGAAACTCGAAAACGAACACCCTGACTTGATTGGTCCATTAAAAGAGTTTAAAGACGTTGAGAAGTTTGTGAAACAAGTGACTGCATCCAAGACGTGGAGTAAGGTGTCCCGTTATCACGGCAAGGTGCGAGTCGTTCAGTCACGTAACATGGGAAGTCGCGCGGCCTACATGGGCAGGTCACACGGATCATGGATCGAGATCTCACCTGCGTTCGGTTTTAACAAATACATCGTCTTGCACGAACTAGCACACAGTGCGGGATTCAGTCACCATCACGTGACCTTTCGACAGACACTATTAAAGTTGGTGTCAAGATTCCTTGGTCGAGAGACCGCCGCGATCCTCAAGGCGAACTTCAAGGAGCAGGGGTTGCGAGTGACTCCTGCAAAACCTAAAGATCCGGTTGCATGGTTGGAGGCTGTTAAACGTGCACCCATTATGCAGAGTGCATAAAAAAGTATTTGTATATTCCAAAATAATCTAAAAAAGTACTTGACTTTATTTTTAAAACATGTATAATATGTATTGAGAGTTGGGGAGATCTGGACTCTCGACTAGGAACCTTCGGGGTTCACTGCTTGTCCGCTGGACATCTGGAGTCGGAATAGGAACTACTGTTCACTGCTTCTCCCTTTTGTTTGAGGTTGTTATGAGTTGTTTACAAGGTTACATAGATGCGTCATACGAACGGCTAGTTGAGCGATTGGGAGAACCTAATATCTTTCAAGAGTTCAAGTTCGAAGCGTATGACATCTATGGAGAAGAGTTTGAGATCACTATCGCAAGTCAGTACGACGGGACATGGAAAGTTTTCGCGAGTGATCCATGCGCAATGCAAATTGTTAGAAACAAGGTTGATCCAATTTATTGTGAAGTATTGCCAAAAAATATTTAGCAAAGCCCTTGACATCTTCACAGGATTTGATATAATACTTGTGTAAATTGAGTTGATACGGAGAGATAGTTATGTTGAGTTTGATTGAGAAGTACGAAGCTCGCGGTCTTGAGTTGAAGATCGACGAAGAAAAAATCACTGCGGTTTGTACCCGCCCTACTAAACGTGCCCGTCTGGGTTACAAGACTGAATTTGCTTACCGTTACGGTAGTGTTGCTCGCATGTTCGAACACATCGAAGATTTCCTTGCGGGTCTCGAACGCGCTGACCAGTGGAAGGAAGAGCGTAAGATCGCTCGTGCCGCAGCTAAAGCTGCCGCCCTTGAGTCTATCAAAGAAGGTGACATCTACGTCGCGTCTTGGGGTTGGGAACAGACCAACATCGATGCCTACCAAGTTGTTGCTAAGAAAGGTGCGACTGTCACTCTGCGTGAGATCGCAGTTGCCACTGTAGAGGGTTCTGAAAGTTTCATGAGTGACAGTGTTATCCCTGTCAAAGATGAGTTCATTGGCGCCCCCTTCAAGAAACGAATCACTGGTGCGTCTATCAAGATCGACGACGTGCGATCTGCAAGTCTCGCCGAAGAAGGCAAGTCTTTCTACCGAAGCTGGTACGCGTAATGAGTTTCCGTCATTGGTGTTGCCAGAAGTGGTATGAGCATTGTGATGAGGTCGAGTTCTACACTAAGGCTCGACCTGATTACGATTCTAAATTTTATTTTTCAATGCACAAATATTGGTTAAAGAGAGAGTACAAAAAATGTTTACAGCAAAACCAAAGTTAAATAACAGTCAAGATACACAAACGTTCTTGTCCTTGATGGATGCAGTTCAGTATCTTAATCGATACAATGAGATGGGTTCTGAGTATGAAGGTGACAACTCTGTCGCAAAACTCCAAGCAGAAGATTGGTGGTTGCTTGGTAAGTTGACCGGACCCGAAGGTGTTGAGTTCAAGAACAACAAGGTAGTTGAGCCTAAGTAATGCAATACGCAGAGAACATAGAGATCACCGGAAACTGTACCCCCGAACTGTACAAATACATTCACAAGGTTGGTAAGTTTCTGGGGATATCTACGCTCCCTGGCCACGTCGAGTTGGAGATCGTCGAAGACCTTGGTCGTTTCGCTGGTCTAGTTGATGGTGATGAAGATCAGGTCGATATCTCGATTGCAGAGACCTTTAACGGTGAGTGTATTGACGACACTCAAATCAAAATCAATATTGCGCATGAGATGATTCATGCAGTACAAATTCTAACTGGTAGACTGATCCATTCAGGTCTCTCTTTAGAGGACGGTATCATGTCCTACAAGTGGATCTTTGATGGTGAAGAATATCAGAACTTAATCTATAGCGACCAGCCATGGGAGAATGAAGCTTATGAGTACGAAAAGGAAGTCTACGAAGCGATCCAATCCGGTCGCAAAGTATGCGGGGCGATTCAATCGCGCCTCTACCCACGTTGACAGAAAGAAGGAAGCCAAGAAGAAAGGTTATCCCGAAGATCTGTTGTATCCTAACAATGGTTTTTAACCACTTGACAAACCCCTACATATGAGTTATAATATGCCTGTTTCAAAAGAAGAACGTTACGCTATGATTCGTGCAGCTGCACTCAAGATTCAGAAACGTAACAAAATCAGTGAGGCGTCTGAGCGTCTCTCTGTTGAAGTAGAACGTCTTGATCGTCAAGACTATAAGTCGGCTGTACGTTGGGGAGATGAAAGTCGTTTTATCGACACTCATTTTTCTGATGTATACCAAGCAAACCAAAACGAGGAGTGGAATTAATGTCCCTACCAGATAATCTCATTGACTTAGGTCAATACCCTCGCAATGACGTTGAGCTCATCACGCGTGAGTATATGCGTATTGCATACCTTGACACTCTTGACACTTTTGTCAAGGAATTTGCTGAACTTCCAGAAGATGATGAGAAGCGCAAGAATGTGATCACAACGCTTGAAGCGTTTGAGCATACAATCGCGGTTCTTGATCAGAGTGAAGAGTTTTTAGAAGCTGTTCATGCTCCTGCTGAAGATGAGGCTGAGGACGAAGAATACGAGCGATTCTAAGGGGGGGTTACTATGTTGTATGATTATGATGCAATTGTAGACCAACTGCGCTCTAATGTTTTGGAAGTTTCGTTTGTAAAGGTTGATGGGGATGCACGGGTAATGCCGTGCACTCTGTTAACTGAGTACATGCCAGAAGCTTCTGAAACGAAAGTCCAACAGGTAGACGACTATTCTGTGAATAAGTCGGTTGTTCGAGCATTCGCTATTGACAAACAAGCGTGGCGTTCATTCCGTGTGGAAAACGTTACCGGAGTGAGGGTAGTTGATGCATGAAGAACCAAAGAGTCCAGAAGAGAACTTTCTAACTAGAAAGTCGTTCTCACAAATGATTGAGAACTTTGTTTACCATAATAAAATGTCGTACATGGACACTATCGTACATCTATGTGAAGAGAACGGACTAGAGTTGGAAGATATCAAGAAGTACTTATCTCCGACTATAGTTGAGCATCTCGAAGCCGAGGCGAGACAGTTACATTTCTTACCCAAGCAGAACACGTTAGACGTATAAATAGTCATGCCCATGAGGCGATTTTATATTTTAGTTTATATTTAAGTTTATACAAGGTACATATTATGTCTTTTGCAAATCTCAAGTCCAGATCTATGGACATCTCTAAACTTGTAACTGCCGCTACCGAAGCGTCAGGACAAGTATCTAACACCAACAAGTATCAAGACGACCGAAAGTGGAAGCCAACTGTTGATGAACAAGGCAACGGCTACGCTGTCATTCGTTTTCTTCCTGCGACCGAAGGTCAAGATCTTCCGTGGGTACGATACTGGGATCACGCGTTCAAGGGTCCAACCGGACAATGGTACATCGAACGCTCATTGACTACACTGGGTCAGAATGACCCTGTAGGTGAGTTGAACTCACGTCTGTGGAACTCAGGTATCGAAGAAGACAAAGAGACCGCACGTCGCCAAAAGCGTCGTCTACACTATGTCACAAATATCCAAGTGATCAACGATCCTGCGAACCCAGCGAACAACGGTAAAGTGTTCATCTATGAGTTCGGTAAGAAGATCTTTGATAAGATCATGGATATGATGCAACCAGAATTCCCAGGCGAGGAGCCAGTCAATCCGTTTGACTTTTGGACTGGTGCAGACTTTGAGTTGAAAATCCGTAACGTCGCGGGTTATCGCAACTATGATAAGTCTGACTTCAAGACTCCTGCCCCACTTGCTGGTGCTGATGAGACACAACTCGAAGCGATCTACAATACGCTGTATGATCTAAATGAGTTTGTAGTTCCTAACTACCCTAACGCACATGACTCTAACTGGTTCAAGTCATACGATGACCTGAAAGCCAAGTTGGAGACTGTACTAGGTCTTGCAACAGGTGCTGGTGCAACAATCAAGAACGAAGCCCTTGCGCAGACTGCAGAAGCTGCCCCAATCGTGGAAGCATCTGAACCAACCGTTGTCGCTGCACCTGCTCCTGCAGTTGCTGCAGTTGCAACAGAAGAAGACGATACATTGTCGTATTTTGCACAAATGGCTGCGGAGGACTAATCAATGACTTTTGAAACTATCATTGTAATAGCTGTAGTTACAGGTGTTTATCTTTTGGTTCGCTCTAGAATGAAATCTACTTCAAGTGGAGGAAATTCTACTCCAACACCTACTCCAACACCCACACCAACACCAACTACAACAGTCCCATCACAGGACTCTTTGTTGGCGTTGACTCGTGTAGAGTTGGTAGAGAAAGCGGAGTCTTTAGGTTTGACTGTACCTAAGTCTTACACTAAAGGTAAAATTGTTAATATGATTATTACTGAACTAAGTGACCGTAACACTACTAACTAAAAAGAAGGGGACATCAAGTCCCCTTTTTCTTATCTGCGTGTTACCAAATATGGATCGTATGTGTCGAACGGTGAAAGATTGCCCGTTACGATAGACGTACCACCACCTCCACCACCAGAGACCGTACTGTTCTGAGAGTTGTCCATAATCACGACTGGTGCTTGCGTCTTTAAACCATTTGCAGTAGTTGCTGCCTCAGTTACTTTATTTCCTGTAGTTGGCATTGCAGCAATTGCTTTTGAAACATCTTTTGCATCCTTACCTACACCCATCTCTCGTGCTGTTGCCGCACCACTTAGTGCAACACTTGCTGCTGTACCGAGGCCAGGTATTACCGAAGTCAGTCCACTTGCCACATGAAGTCCTGCAGCTACAGGGTCACCCTTTAAAAGAGAACTCATGCCAAATCCAATTCCTGCAAGTGCGCCTACAACAGGAATAGATTTTAGTGCGGTGCCCCCCAACATCTTGGCTGCACCAGATGCGATTGCTCTACCACTACCCTTTGCAGCACCTTTAACTGCGCCTGCCGCTTGTCCGACTTTTTCCTTTGCAGCTCCCGCGACTTGAGAAACCTTGCCGTCCGTCATTGTACCCGCAGTCATTGCTGCAGAAAGTAATCCCGCTCGTGCAACACCTGCCGCCTTACCCGCACCAGACTTTAACGCGTCAAAACCTTTTTTCAAAACGCCTGGGCTTTTCCCTGCCGCTCCCGCAGGCGCTTTTGGCGTACCACCTTTTCCTAGTAATCCGCCCAAAATTCCTACCAACCCTGTAACAGCACCTATCGCCATTGATGCAGCTTTGAATGGGGCTAGTGCTACAAACAGACCACCTATACCTAATGCAAGATTTCCTAAGTTGTCATACACCCCTGCAAAATCTAGCTTGGTGAGAGCATTGATACCTTCTAACGCACCCCTTAGTGTATCGGCAAGAAATGATTGTATTGCAGGTGCAATACCACTTTCTTTTAAAAATGTTCCTAGTTTTTCTAACTCAGCTTTAACCTCAGGCGTCATAAATGCACCCAAGATGGCACCGATCAATGCACCTTTAACACCAAATAATGCACCAAATGCAGCACCCTTCATCAACCTGAAGGTAATATCTCCTGCTTCAACTGAACCTAACCCTTCTTCTACAAGATCTGCTATTATATCTGCGAAGAATCCTAGACCAAGGAATGCACCTCCACCAAGGAGCGCTTTACCCATAAAGCCTTTTGCACCTGCGATTAATCCTGCACCAGTTAGACCGCCTAGGAATGCGCCTTTCTTACCACCTTGTTTTTGTGCGGACTCTTGCTTTTTTTGATCGTCACGTTCTTCATTTTCTCTTCGTTCATCTGCTTCTTCTTTTTTAAGAAGTTCAGCAAGAGCACCATTAATACCAGTAAGGCTCTCATTAATTTTAACGAAAGTTTGATTCTGTGCCTGTAGTTGTTCTGTTAGGGCAGCAATTGCCATAATTTATCCTTGTTGTTTTGCACGCTCATTTTTTTCTTTTATGTCATCAATCAACATGGTCAAATAAATTTCTCTCTCCCAAGGCAACATATCTTCCACTTCAGTCAATGAGTAGCTGAAGTTGTTTAACAGCTGAAAATTTATTTGGTAGTAATTCGTCAGACTGTCATGAGAGAGATTAATTAAAAAAAATCGTCAATCCCCGCAAAGGTTCGTTCATTTTCGGTCTGACATTTCACACAAGTAAAATTAGCAGTACTTGTGATACTAGGAATGTTTTCAACAAACTCTCCTATACGGTTGAACTGTTCAGTTGTCATTGACTCAACAAAGGCGATGATATCTTCTTTTGATTCATCTCGAAGAGTAAATTTTTCTTCTTCTGTCATCACTGAATCAATACACGTCATGATTAGCTCAAGCATTGACTCTGTTACAGTAGACCCATTGATCAGTGCTGGGTTTTTCAAAAAGTCACCGTAGGTTGGATAGCGCATCTGTATAGTGATATCATCTGTTAACGTTATTTGCGTATCAGATGGAACTTCTTTTATTTCAATGTCATCCAGTTCTACTGTGACTTCATTCTGATGACCACAGTTGGTGCACTCAACAAGTAAGTCACTCGTTTCGCCTACCGACTTAGATCTAATTTTAGTGAAGAGATAGTCTACGTCAAATGTAGTCAGCTCTCCTTTTATATCTTGTTCAACACATGCTTCGATCGTACGAACGATGGCTCTAACCATGTCCTCACGTCCCTGTGTCTCTAGTGCAATAAGTAATGTCTTCTGTTCTCTTACCAAGAACGGACGAAACGTAACTTCTTGTCCTGTAGACGGCACAGTTACTGAGTAACTAGGTGCCGAATTAATTTTTGGTAACGCCATAATATATCCTATAATTTAAATTAAACCGCCGAGATTAATCCCAACGTCCAAATCAAGCAAAGACCTTGACGCTTTCTGAACTTCCCAGTTGGTGTATGCAAGTGTAACTGTCACCTCAACCAGACCGTCAGGGTCATTTGTTAATTCAATTGGTGAAACTGAAGTAGGAAAAGCATCTAACAACTTCACCGAATAAATCGACGCATTGAATAAATCTAGATTAATATCTAGTGGTCCAATATCGAACCCAAAACGCGCCTGTGGTTTTCTTAGTTGATGAATCTCAACAGGCTTCTCGTACTGGTTTTTATAACCTACGGTCCCCGTCTCTTCATCGACCATCTTGTTTCGCCAAGCATCAAAGTACTTTTTCGGACCATAGTCATTTAGTACATAAAACGTTAGCGACACTTCGTCTACAAGAAAACCATTAACGATCTTCTCATTGTATAATCCAAGAGATCTATCTAGAGAAACAACCTGTTTCCCTGGCATAGTAGCACTCTTGCATAGAACATCAAGTGTACGTCCATCATTTCCACCCATCGGAGGCAATACAACCATAAACTGGTTGGACATAGCCATACCATTCTTGGTGGTGAGTCTTCCCTTTAAGTCTTCTATATCTGCCATTTAGCTACCTATCATGTCTCTTGAGTCTTTGTACACCTTACCAGTGCTTGCCTTCTCGAAGTTCGCAGTCGGTAAAAACGTCGCGATCTCCCACTCTGGTGCGGGTACCATTGCAAACTTACTCTTGACGTGTTCGTTCAGGTAGTGCTTGAAACACGGCTTAAAATATTTCAGTTTCGCTGTCTTTGCCAACAACTCATACGACATCTTGAATCGCGTCGAGTCGTTGTACTTCTTATTTGTTGTAATGTCCATCAACGCGTCTAACATCTTTGCACGTAGAATCGGAGGTAGGTAGTGAAGGTTCAAACCATAGAATCCACCCTCGGCTGGACCAACCACAACCACCAACGGAAACGTATCGTAGTACGGTAACGTCTCTTTGTGTTTCGGATCGTAGAAGAACATGTACATGCTACCTATGATCTCTTCCGTTGTTTGCTTCAACGGATCTTCTTTCATCAATGCCTCACGATTGATACTTTTGAGACTAGAGACCTTTTTTCTGAACCACTCACGGGACTCCTTGGTACGTGGAGTGATCCCAGCACGAAACGCCTGCAGTTCTAGGTTCTGGAATATGTTAGACATGTGCGCTTCCGTAAAAAATTCGTATCTCTATTTATACGCGTTTTTTCTTCTTTTTGAACGGCGGCAACTTCTTGATTGGTTTTTTGGTGCGCAGAGGTTTGGGCATGATACCCATAGCGACAAGTTCTTTCTCTGTCCAGATCTCAAAGTGATACCCGCGATCCTTTGCGTATTCGGATGCAGCCTTCCACTTGGACTGGTTCTTGATATAGGTCATTCCCTCGTTGAGGAGAGTCTGTCGAGACTTACCCTGTTTACGCTCAGGGCGTTTGGTTTCTTTGAATGGTTTTACTTCTACGAGTACAACACGACCGGACTTGTACTTGATGACAAAGTCCATGAAGTATCGGTGGGGTTTGTTGTCGGTCTCGCAGATGTACGGAATGACGAGCTCCTCTGACATCCATTGTACGATGTCGGAACGTTCGTCACACCACTTCATTACGTGACGTTCCCACATAGAACGATACACAACGTTATTCACATCACCCACGTACTTAGATGGGTTCTTTGGCTTGTATCGCCCTTTGTAGGTCTTCATTCAAAAATCACGTATAAATAGTTTAATCGTATTTATAAAAATAGGTCATGCGTCATGGCAGTCGAAGTAAAATCTGGCAGATTCGTCACTGATCAGCAAGTAGCTGCAGCTGGAGAACAACTAAAGATAACAGAGGTCTCTACAGAAGAAGCCGTTGTTGATGTGGAAACACCAAATAAATCAAAGATAGCCCCAGCGACAACACATCGATATCCTATTGATAATAATAGCACTAGGCGCTATGGTGCAAGTGTATCTTTCAGGGCAATCGAAATCATTCCCCCAGGCCCAACAGAAGAGGGTCAAAAAAGTTTTCTAGACTTCTTAAAAAATAGTGCAAACTTTGAAAGAGAAAGCAAGCTTGCTAAAAGTATTGCCGCAGATAAAAATTATGATGCTGAAACGGCAGGTAAAAGTAAAGAAGAAGCATTGAGAGAAGCAGAAACATCATCTGCCAAGGAGATGGAGAAAGCTCAACGACAACACAGAGAAGAAAATCCACAACTATACAGAGATAGAGGATGGGATTACGAAGGTAGAAACATTAAGTTGTATCTGCCGATTGCTTTTCAACAAAATGATTCATTCAATATTGCAACACCAGAACTGGGTCAAGTAGGCGCGGCGGCAGCCGCGGCGGCTTCAAGTGGTAAAGGAATGTTGTCGGCTGGAGTATCTGCCATTTCTGCAGGCGCAAATAGTATTATAGACTTAGTATCGGGCAGACTTGCTGGTGATGCTGCCAGACTAGGAGCGGCAAAACTTGCTTCGAAGGTACCTATCTTTGGTACTGAGTTGGGTCAAGCTGCTGAAATCGCAGGTGCAGTAACGGTAAACCCAAACATACGAAGTGCATTCCGTGGTGTAGGCTTGAGGGAGTTCTCTTTTACCTTTAAGTTTATTGCTCGTTCACAGACAGAAGCAAACATGGTTGAGTCAATAATAAACACATTTAGAGAACGTGCCTATCCTGAGTCAATCGAACTAGGGGGAATCAGCGGCGGATACCGATATCCGAATATGTTTGAGATTGTGGTAAGGCATGAAAGTCCTAATGGCGCAGGAAGAAGAATAGGAAATAAAATGAAGCATTGTTTCTTGCGTTCCATCGCAACGAGTTACAACTCATCGTCTATGGCATTCCATGCAGATGGTCAACCAGTAGAAATTGATCTATCACTAAACTTTGTTGAAGAGGTGACTCTGACTCGTGCTGATATTAAGGAAGGCTTCTAATGTCTTATTTTAAAAAATTTCCCACATCGCTATACACATTTGCGAATGGTGAAGAAGGTGTCATGCAGAACATCTCTGTATATGCCGAAGTTTTAGATGACATCAAAATTAATAGTTCGTTTTATAAAGACTACTATATTCGAAATGGTGATCGACCAGACAACGTGGCGTTTTCTTTGTATCAAAATGCACATCTACACTGGACATTCTATATGATGAACAACCACCTACGTGAGCAGGGATGGCCTCTGGACCACGTAGAGATCGTCGAGAAGGCAAAGAAAGATTTCCCGTACATAACACTGACCACCGACGATTCGATTATAGAAGACTTCCCAGTGGGGTCTACGGTCACCGGAAATACTTCTGCAGCCACAGGCACTATCGTATCACGTGACCTTGATCTAGGTCAACTTGTTATTGAAACAACTAATCAGTATTCTTTTCAGTCGGACGAACTGTTGAATGCACAAGACTCGTTTGAACAACTACAACTAGTCGCTGCAGAAAATCAGTATCTGGCTGCACATCACTACCTACAGGACGGAGAAATCTATACGAATAAACTAGACTTGACTGATGGCGTTACCTACGTAGAGGTTACTAACCTAGAGTTCTACATACAAGAGAACGATAAACTACGTCAAATTGTCGTACTGAAGCCGTCGTCGGTTAACCGTGTGGTTCAGTTATTCAGAGAAGCGATTAGTGTATAATGAGCAATGTTAATCCAGCAGCACCAGAGTTTGCTGACGCGATTTCATTTGAATCTGTTCTCATAGAAACAGAACTGGTATCTCCAGTAGAAATCGCTCCGCTTGTTACGGATCTAGATGTGTTCGAACATCTGGATAAGCCGTATGTGACTGCTGTGCTTGGATTTCTTGATGTTGAGAATGTCGTGGCGGATCTCAATATCAGTGGTGGTGAGAGAGTATCAATCGTTCTAAAAACCAACCTACAGACATCAATACCGATACGTAAGATATTTTATATCGATAAGATCATGTCTGCATCTAAAACGCACAGCAACGAAGAGTTCTTTACATTACACCTAATTGAAGATCATGCGTTTATATCCAACACATTGAATGTAAACAAAGCGTATTCTGGTAGTACAACAACCATTGTTAGTAAAATAGCGAAAGACTTTCTAGATACTAATATAGACATTCTGTCCAGTGACGTACATAACACAAAGGTGATTGTACCTAACCTTACACCAATAGATGCAATGTGCTGGGTAAAGAATCGCACAACGACAACAACCGGATATCCATTCTATCTGTTCTCTAACTTTATTGACTTAAACCTACAGTTTGATGATCTACAGTCTATGATGTCTTCGGCAGTAATGAATCCGGATGCACCGTACACGTATTACGAAGCGCAGATGGCCTCGAACGCGGACACACTGCGTCGTAGAGTGATTCTCTCTTATCAGGCAAGGGATACATATGACATCTATCGTCTTATCGATGAGGGTTTGCTTGGCTCGGAGTATCAGTATGTCGATGTAACCAAACCTAGACACGACGGGAGCGGAAAGAGAACAGACCATAAATTTACATTCGATATCGACAAAGAGGTTATCAGTAAGATGACTTCTGACGGTATTATTCAAAATATACCGTTGTATGATAGCACACGATATGATTGGTCTAAAAAGAAAGTAAACTCTCGCAAGATTACGCGCATGGGTAGTTCTAATATATTCAACGACATAAAGTCTTTATCAGAAAGAGAAGAAGTGGCACAGTATCGATTGAATGAAGTAAGTCGCGCCATGTCTCAGCTATTGACTACTGACGCCATGACCTTCATGGTAAACGGACTAGACTTCTTCAGCGGAGAATCCAATGCGACGATTGGTAATAAAATTAGGATTCAGTTCTTGAAAAATAGAGTTGATGAGTACGAAGGTAAATTCGATACAAAAAAATCAGGTGATTATCTAATCTTCGCGTGTAAACATTCAATCTCTCCAAGTGAATACACACTAACTTTCTCTGGAGTTAAACTATCGAATGGTGATATAGTATGATACCACAAGCATTCGTAGACTTCTATGGTGATCAGGTCCGCTGGTTTGTGGGCGAGGTTGTCAATGTAAACGACGATCCATTACAATTGGGTCGCGCACAGGTACGTGCATTCGGTGTGTATGACAACATCGAAGACGCAGACCTACCTTGGGCGCAGATCGTCGTGCCGGTCACACAGGGAATACACGAAGGTAAAGGACAGAACCTTGGATTACTAGTAGGTACGCAGGTATTTGGCATCTTCTTGGATGGACAGAACTCTCAGTTGCCTATGGTTATCGGATCGATCCCGAAAGACGGAGACACGAACGAAAAGGCCAAGGCGAACTATCCGAAGAACAAAGTCTATGAGACTGAGAACGGCAACTTCAAAGAATGGGATGATGGTGATGACCGTATTCGCGAACAACATAACTCAGGAACTTATTATGAGTTACAGGCCGATGGTTCTCGCATGACTGTAATTGAACAGGGCGATACGTTGATTGTCAAGGGCGATGTCAATATATCAGTAGTCGGAACAGCAACAATTAGCTCAGGTACAGCCGTCGTAGTTAATGCGCCAGAGATTAAGTTGAACTCATAGGTAACGTATGACAGACATAATGCAACAGCTTGATTCTGACGACGGATTGAATATCACCCGTATCGACGGTACTGTCATCGAACCGATGGCACCCGCGTTCGATAAGATCAATCAGAACTTTGCCGCATTGATGAATCAAAACGGTTCGGGTCAACCTGTGAAGATATGGACAGGTTCTCGTGCGGAATACGACGCACTTACACCAGATTCAGATACGCTGTACTTCATTACGGGGTGATAGGTCGATATGCCTATTATCAACGACTCAGGTAACGAAACAATATTCCTTGGCAATACTCCGGTTGTCGAGGTACGTCTTGGTGGGCAGTTGTTGTGGCCAACACAAGTTGCGAAACCACCGATAGAAATTGTAGAAATTGGTTCACCTGTACTGAACGTCTCTCCTGTACCTGAAATTAGACTACCATCAATCAGTAAAGAAAGCCAAGACCTACTTCCGGCACTTGGCATCGTCTCTGCTGTGTCTCTACCTCAGTTTTCTGGTATCGAGATACCGTGTTCGGGCAGCACTCTACCAACTCGTGCAGAAATTGTCAACGAGTTTAACAAACTTGCTCAGATACCAAGCAAGTTAAAGGCCTATAGTATACAAGAACCAGACCTTGATGCCGAGATACAGAAGCAAATCGACGACATGGTCGCCAACATCGAAGACACGATGGAAGGCATCGGTGACATATTGTCTCCTCATTGGAAGAAAGGTGAAATTCGCAACTGGCAGAAAGAGGCTGACGACGCATGGAATGAACTGATTACCGACTATCACATCTATGTTCCGGCGAAGATGTTGGAGATGGTCAGTAAGTTAGTGCCTATTAACTTTCAGGTCAATGTACTTGGCATTAGTGTAGATGTTCTGAAGATACTGGAGAAGAGTGAACAAGAGAATATTCAGCAACAAATAGAGAATCAGATAGACCAGTATTATAACATGTTGCCGCAAGAATATCAATCATTCAATGGTGACTTTGGCTTGATCTGCGATGAATACAAAGCACGAGTGACTTGGCAGTATTTCAAGTCAGAGATCGTCTCTTTGGTCACTGGTCTTCTACACGACTCTTTCGGTAAGTTGATTGACAAGTTCAAGGAGATATGGGACGCCTTGAGTTTGCCAAGTCTACCGGACTTACTTGACTTTGATGTTGAGTCATTTATTCGAGGACAAGTAGACAGCGCGAAACAAAAGGCAGAGCAACACAAGCAGGACGCGATCGCAAAGGCCGAGTCACTGGAACAAGAAGTAAATAACTTTGACCTACAGTCCGAAGCGTACGGAATGGTTGTTGATCAGTTAGAGGGTGTATCTCTATTCGGTATGTCTCTACTAGATGTGATAGGTGGAGAGATAGACGAAACCGTCAAGATGGCCGAAAAAGATATTGACAATCTTGTTAAGTCTGCGCGTGACTTTGCGGCACAGTGGGACAAGAAGCTACTATTTGACTGGGTAGAAAAGGTCAAGAAATTCTTTAACGCGATTGGGTTGGGTAAGCTTATGGACATTGTGGTACTGACTTTCTGTGATGTTCTGCCATTGATTGGCATACCTACGTCATTTGATGTTGAGTTACCTGTATAAATAGAACAAAAAGAGTTTAACCTAATGTCTAACGTATTCTCAATCGAAGATGGAAATCTGCAGAACAAACCGATCACGGTAAGTGTTGACCGTGAGTATTCGGATATCGACTGCACGTTTACTCCTAAGCCAACAACAGGTGATATCTACAAGAAGACAGATGCGGCTGCAGTACGTCAGGCAGTCAAGAATCTTCTTATGACTGATCGTGGATCAGTGCCATTTCGACCATATTATGGTGGTGACCTAGAAGGAATGTTGTTTGCGCTATCGACTGAGGTAGACGTAGAAGATATAGAAGATGCGATAAAAGTCGCAATTAAGAATAACGAGCCACGTGCAGAGGTGAGAAAAGTTACTGCTACGTTCAATGAAGATTATAATTCCCTTGGTGTAACATTAGTATTTGGCGTTGTCAATACTCCAAAAGTTATCACTATGGATTTAACTATTGCAAGGTCGAGATAAATGACAATCAATACAACTGATTTAGATTTTGGTGACATCAAGTCAAAACTGAAAACCCACCTAAGAAACAGTGGCGAGTTTGACGACTATGATTTTAACGCGAGTGGCCTATCCAACATTCTGGATGTGCTTGCATATAACACTCACGTCAATGCGTTGGTCGCAAACCTATCCATCAACGAATCCTTTCTTAGCACGTCGCAGTTACGTGCATCGGTAATCGGTCACGCAGAAACGCTAGGGTACACCGTCAAGTCTCGTACGGCAGCTCGTGCAACGTTGGATGTCTCTATCGTTGTTCCGGATGCGCCAGGCACCTTTACACTTGATGCAGGTACAGAATTTCTTGCGTCTATCGACGATATTGGTTATCGTTTCTTTACACTTGCACCACATACTGCGCAGAACGAAAGCGGTGTTTTTAACTTTACTAACATACAAGTCGCAGAAGGTCAAGTCAAGACACGTACATTTATCGCGAATAGTTCGGACGACGTGAGCTACATCATTCCAGATGAGAACATCGATACATCTACGCTGTCGGTACGTGTGTTCGATAATGCTACCTCTCCAGACTTTGTGGCCTATCAAGACCTACGTACATCAATTACCATTACAGATGACTCTACAGTCTACATGGTTAACGAGGCACCTAACGGTTATTACGAACTTATGTTTAGTGACGGTAACGTTCTAGGTAAGCGTCCAGTACAAGGCAATGTCATTCGCGTATCGTACATTTCCACACAACACGTCGAAGGTAACGGTGCGAAGAGTTTCACACTGAATGACTTCGCAGGCGAAGGATATACGATTACAACTACGACCGTATCTCCATCCGCTGGTGGTTCTGAGCGTGAGACAATGTCATCGATCAAGTTGAACGCCCCTCGTGCGTACACCGCACAGAATCGTTTGGTGACTGCAGACGACTACATGGCACTGATTCAGGCACGTCACTCTAACTACATCCGTGATGTTATCTCATGGGGTGGTAACGACAATCTACCCCCACAGTACGGTAAGGTATTTGTCAGTCTGAACTTCCGTGACGGTGTAGGTGAGGACGTACGTACCGCTGAGAAGACGCGTATTCAACAGGAACTAGCGTCTAACCTTTCTATCATGTCAATCGACCTAGAGTTTGTTGACCCACAGGAAACGTTCCTAGAACTACAGACGGTATTCAATATCGATCCATTGAAGGTAACTCAGTCTCAGACACTAGAGACAGATGTCAAGTCGTTAGTAAGCACACACGTACAAACAGAGTTGAATACATTCGGCGCAACTTTCCGTCGCTCGAACCTACTGACTCAGATCGATAACCTATCTCCAGCTATTCTCAACTCACGTATGACTGTCCGTATGCAACAGCGTATCGACATCACTGCATTGATCGCTGCGAAAGAAGCACAACTTACAGCAAACGGCGTTCTACCAGAAGACTTTGAAACCTATTACGAATCGGATCACATTGTCAACTTCCCAGTCGTTCTTGCTGAACCAGATAAAGACGACCACACTGTGGTCTCATCTGTTTTCAAATCAAATGGACTCAACGTTGTCATCAAGAACAAGTTGGGTACAAACCAGTTACAACTACTAGATCTAAATGACGTAGTCAAGATTGCTAACATCGGTACATACAACGCGGCGAAGGGTCAGGTAGAGATACGTTCTCTATTGGTGGACAAGGATAGCTATATCGGTGACGGCATTAAGATCAGTGTACTACCAGCGAACCAGAGTACTATCAGTCCGCTACGCAACTACATTATAACACAGGACGAAGATTTGTCAACTGTTTTATCAAACGTTGACCGTGGTGAAATCAAGGTTACGTTGTAATGGCTGGACTTCGCATCAATCCTAAGTTTCATCAATCCAAAGTAACTCAGGTATTACCTCAGTTCTTTCAGGGTCAGTATCCGAATCTAATTAAGTTCTTAGAGGCGTACTATGACTTTGCGGGTGAGGAAACTGCAGCGGCAGAGATCGAAGAGTTATTTGACATACGCAATATCTCTTCAGCCGATCTAGAATACCTAGATCTATTGATGAGAGAGATCAGTGATGGTATCGATACAGATTCATTCGACGCAAACGAAGACGTTAATCCACGATTGATGGCGCGACTTCTTTCGCACTTCTATCGTGCGAAGGGTACACAACTTTCTGCAGAACAATTCTTTAAGGCGTTTTACGGTGAGGATGTAGAAGTCATCTACCCAAAACGCGACATCTTTATTCTTAACGACAAGCCAGGTGGTTCTTTGATTGGTCCACAATCATTGAAGCGCATTCAGGACGACAAGAAGTATCAGATCTTTTCAGTTCTTTTAAAAACAGGCATGTCGTTCGGAGACTACGAGGCACTGTATAAAAAGATGGTGCATCCTGCTGGATTCTATCTAGCGGGCGAGACAGAGACTCAGGGGTTTGGTGATCTAGACCTAATGGCTGGTCCAACGACTGATCCGTTAGAAGTACCTAACTATCCAGTTGTTCTAGAAACATCTAGTCACATGAGTCTCGAACCAATTTACTCACTTCTTGTCATGGAAGAGAATGATCCAGTTGACGCACGTACACAAGCTCAGAAGGATGCCGGTGAAGGTATCATCGTTAGTTCACTTGAAACGCTTGATAAGTACGAAACTGTTACACTGCAACAACTATCCGACGACTTTGGTACAGTTGCAGAGTGGGTCAGCGTCAAGCCACCAACACTTGATGACGGTACACTAGATCTTTCTCAAACATATGAAAACCTAGACGCAGACGAGCATGGCGGATAACAATAATGACAAGACAAATTCTCAACACTGGTGCATCTGCTAACGACGGGACGGGCGATACTCTCCGCGAAGCCAGTGAAAAGATTAATCAGAATTTCCAAGAACTCTACGAAGCCGTAGGGTTTTCTGGTGGTGAGATTACTCTAGATTATCTTGACGCATACATTAACGGCGCGGTTGATAGTGCACTTGACGGTGTAGAACTTTCTGGTGTTATTGCAAACACACAGGCGCTGAATATCCTAGATGTTCGTGTTACTCAACACGATACAATTCTTATCTCGCATGATTCTCAGTTAGGGGGTCTTGCACAAGAAATTCAAAACATCAATACTTTAATTGATAACTCCACTATAGGAACACAAGGTCCGCCTGGGCCACAAGGTCCAGCAGGTACTCAAGGTCCAGCAGGTACTCAAGGATTATCCGGTACACAAGGTCCAGCGGGAAGTCAGGGTCCAATTGGTCCAACCGGACCAGTAGGTCCGATAGGTCCAACAGGTACTGAAGGACCGCAAGGTAGCAGAGGTCCAACCGGACCAGTAGGTCCAATAGGCCCTACAGGTACTGAAGGACCGCAGGGTAGTCAAGGACCAACGGGACCACGGGGACCGATAGGCCCTACAGGCACTGAAGGTCCACAGGGCCCGCAAGGTACAATTGGTTTACAAGGACCGCAAGGACCAACCGGAACAGAGGGACCACAGGGTCCACAGGGTACAATTGGTTTACAAGGACCGCAAGGACCAACCG